ATGGCGCTCACAGATGCAGCTTGCCGTGCGGCAAAAGGTCAGGAAAAGCTCTATAAACTGAGCGATGCAGGAGGTCTCCAACTGTGGGTGCATCCTACCGGATCGCGCACCTGGCGGCTTGCTTACAGGTTCGACGGAAAGCAGAAAAACCTGACGCTCGGCACCTATCCTGACATGAAACTTGTGGAAGCTCGTGATCTGCGCGACGAGGCGAAACGGCGACTTCGTAAAGGCGAAGATCCGGCGATCGTCAAAGAGGATGTCAGTTCGGCGCCAGTCCGCACCTTCCAGGAAATGTATAATGAGTGGTTCGAGAAAAAGAAGAACCGATGGTCCGAAGGGCAATCCATTCGCATCGCCAGCCGCATGAAGCGGAACGTCATGCCTGATCTCGGGCCCTTGGACATCACCAAAATTGATGCCGACACGATATTGAAAGTTCTCCGAAAGATTGAGGACCGCGATGCTGTCGATATGGCCAAGCGCGTTCGCCAAAGTGTCGCGAATGTCTTTCAATATTGCCAGGGGCTCGGTGTGATCGCGGTCGATCCTACAGTCAACATGTCCAAGGTCATGAAGACCCCGCCCAAGAAGAAGCGCAGGAGCTTCGTCAGACCAAGCGGTGTGCCGGCCTTGATGGTTGCGATCCGTGACTACGATGGGGAGCCGGTCACGCGACTGGCACTGGAATTCACGTTGCGCAACATGGTCCGAACGAAAGAAACTCGATTTGCGGCATGGAGCGAATTTGAGGATCTGGATGGCAAAACGCCGCTTTGGCGAATTCCGGCCGAGCGGATGAAAGTCGGACTCGAACATCTCGTGCCGCTTTCTTCGCAGAGCGTTAGTTTGCTGCGCGAGGCCAAGAAGTTCAGCCTGGGAACGGACTACGTGTTTCCGACCGAATCAAGGGAAGGGGTCATGTCGTACAATACGATGCTCTATGCCCTCTACCGCATGGGGTATCATTCAACGGCGACAGTGCACGGCTTCCGGACGACCGCATCAACTATCCTCAATGAGAATGGTCATTTCAATTCAGACTGGATTGAGCGGCAGCTTTCCCACGTCGAGGAAAACCAGGTGCGTGCCGCCTACAACGCTGCGGAGTATATCAACCAGCGCCGTGAGATGTTGCAGTGGTGGAGCGATTATCTGGATGAGAAATTGAAAACAGCAAATTGATTTTAGAAAGCCCGCTGCAAATACCGCGGGCTTTCCGCAAGCGCCTTTCGGCAAGTCGATTTAAAGTGCTGCGGCGATTGCGCTTTCCGCCCACCACACTTCAGTCAGGCGACCGTCCCCCGCAGTGTAGCGGACCTGATACTGCGGATTGGAATCAATGAAGTGAGCGCGGCCGATTACGCTTCCGTTTTCCCGCTCGCCAGTTTTACAGTGTCTCCAAGTTTGAAGTTGAACGTCTTCTTGACTACCATAGTTGAAATCCCTTCAGGGTTAGCGCCGAATTTTCGACAACAAACAGTTGGCATATTCCGACTTGTAAATCAACAAAAAGGTGATTATCGTCTTGCCAAGTGACGGGATGAAAATCTATGCAACAACATGCGACATCTGGCGAAAAACCTACCGAACCCATGCGGTTCCTGCGTGTAAAGCAGGTTCTTGAGCGGGTTCCTGTCGCTCGCTCGACGATATGGCGCATGTCGGAGAGTGGTGAATTCCCGCGAAGCATCAAAATCGGAAGCGCAACTTTTTGGGTTGAATCCGAAGTTGATGAGTGGATGCGTGAAAGGGCTCAGTCCAGATAATGGCAGATGTATTCGACGACATTCTCGGCTCCGACAACAGTCCCGCACGTGGGCGCGGCCGGCCGAAAGGTAGCTTCAAGAAAGCCCCGCCGCCCAACATGAAATATAAGCCAATCGGCGATAACAAGCTCCTGCAGCTTGACGACATTTATACCGGCGTATCCGTCGACTGGTTGTCGAAGGTTTTTCGAATGTCTCGCGCCGCCGTGGTCGCATCACTCGCAGATTGCCCGCCGCTTCGGGACGGTGGTGCCAAACATTACGACTTGGCAACGGCTGCCGCGTATCTCGTCGATCCGGTGAAGGATCTGCAAGCGGCAATGAAGAAGCTGAAGGCGGAAGACCTCCCTGAAAACCTTCGCGAGTCATTCTGGAACGCGCAGATCAAAGAACTCAAGTACCAGACGCTGGCCGGCGAACTGTGGCCCACTAAGTCGGTCGAGAAGGTTCAAGGTGATGCCTTCAAGGCGATCCGCAATCACACCATGTTGTGGGCCGACACGGTGGAAGAAAAGGCGGGGATGAACCCTAAGCAACATTCGGTGCTGACCGGATTGGTGGACCAGCTTCTCAACGAACTCCACGCAACGTTGGTCGCGTTCGAGAAGAAGTCAACGACCCACAGCAAGATAGCGGATTTGTATGACCCTTCTGACGACGCTATTTGACCAAAAGGTTAAGCCAAAATTCCGCACCCTCGAAGCCATGCTGGTCGAGACATCGGCCGCCGTGCGCCCGCCAGAGCGCCTTAGCGTTTCCGAATCGGCACAAAAGTACCGGTACATCGACGGCCTCAAGTGGGACAATTCCACTGCTCCATATCTCAAAGAGCCAATGGACATGCTCGGCAGTCTTGAACACACAGGTATGGTCCTGGTTGGTCCTGCACGTTGCGGTAAGTCCGAAGTCGGCTTGAACTGGCTTAATCACAGTGTCCTCTGCGATCCTGCGGATATGATGATTGTTCACATGAAGCGCGACAGTGCTCGCGACTGGTCGAACAAGGAATTGCAGAAGTTTATAAATCAGAACCCGAAAATCCGTGAGCAACTGGTCGATCGCAATACGCACGATCTCCGTTTTCGCAACGGCATGGACCTGTTGATCAAGTGGCCGACCATCACGGAATTCTCCGGTAAGACCGTTCAGCGTATGGTCCTGAACGACTACGATCACATGCCTCCTGACATCGATGGTGAAGGGCCGGCTTGGGAGTTGGGGAAAATGCGTACCTTCACGTTCCGGCGTTTCGGGATGACCTATGCTGAAGGCTCACCAGGTCGGGAACTCGATGATCCGAAATGGATCGCTGAATCCAAGCATCAGGCACCGCCCGCCAAAGGCATCATGCAGGTTTATAATAAAGGTGATCGGCGCCGCCTCTATTGGCGTTGCCTTTCGTGCGGTAACGGGTTCGAACCCGATTTCTCGTGCATGAACTATCCTGACACGAAGGATTTTTTGGAAGCTGGCGAGATGGCGACGATGCGCTGTCCGCAGTGCCAGCACGACCATCTTTTCGAAGACCGGCAGGAACTCAATGAGAAGGCCAAGTGGTTACGTGACGGTCAATACATGGATGACCGTGGAAACGTTCTTGGCAACGGGGTTGTCTCCGACATTGCATCATTTTGGTTGAAAGGTCCGGTAGCGAAATACCAGACGTGGGCTGGACTTGTAGTGGAATACCTGCGTGCAAAAGCAGGTTTCGAGGCAACCGGTGATGAAGGCGCGCTGCGCAAGTTCACCAACACCAACTTGGGAATGCCGTACATTCCAAGGGCACTTGTTGATGCTCGCACGCCGGAAACGCTGATGGAGCGCGCTGACAATTGGGGTTCGACCAAGGAAGAACCTACCGTTCCAAACGGCGTTCGTTTCCTGATTGCCACCGTGGATATTCAGTCAGGCAGCCGCCGAGGTTTTGTAATCCAGGTGACAGGTTTCGGTGAGGGCGGGGATGCATGGGTGATCGACATGTTCCGCATGTTGAAGTCCAACCGGCTTGACGAGTCCGGTGACAAGCTGCCGATGAACCCCGCCGCATATGCGGAAGATTGGGATCTGCTGATCGACGCGGTCATCAACAAGACTTACCCGCTTGCTGACGGTTCCGGCCGGCGTATGTCGATCAAGCTCACTGCGAGCGACTACGGCGGTGAAGACGGTGTTTCCGTTCAGGCGCGTGAGTTCTGGCGCCGGTTGCGGAATGATCACGGTCTGTCGGGACGGTTCGCTCTGGTCAAGGGTATGCCGAACCGCAACATCCAAACGGCCAGCAAGCACTACCCCGATGCACAGCAGAAGGATAAACTCAACAGTGCCCGCGGCGATGTGCCAGTCTGGTATCTGAACTCCAACGAACTGAAAGACACGCTCGCCGGTCAATTCGATCGCACGGATGCCGGTGGCGGCAGATGGACGTTCCCGCATTGGGCAGAGCCATGGTTCTATTCGCAGTTGACGGCTGAAAACCGCACCGACAAGGGGTGGGAGCCTCCTAAGAACAATCGCCGGCACAACGAGGCGTGGGACTTGAGCTATTATGCTCTTGGGATGTTGCGCCATGAGGAAGTGCGGGCCACGCGCATCGGCTTTTGGGACAACCCGCCGAAGTGGGCCGAGACGTGGGATGAGAACATCCTGGTGTTCGGCGAAAAGGAAGAACCAGCCTTCCATGCGCCACAGAAGAAGTCTTACGATTTTGGCGCACTGGCGAAAACGCTTGCTTGATTAATCAACAAACAGTTGACTTTGTAAATTCGTCCGTCCATATTGGCGCCAGACAATCCAAGGCTTCAAACAAGGGATGGGAAGAATGAGAGTTTTCTACGCAAAAGAAGCGCCCGGAGTGCATTCCGTCTTGCGGTTTGCTGACGCGAACGGGCCTTGTCAGACCGTCGCAATCTTCAAAAAAGAAGTAGACGCACGCCGGTTTGTCGACGCCGCCAACCGATCTTTGGATATCGCCGAGGAAGCCGCCGCGAGAGCAAAAGTTGCCGCCCTCTCCACCCCTCACACCCCAACGGGAGAGTAAGATGAGCGAGGCCAAAGAACGCGCATGGTTTTCGAAGTTGCGCAGCGTCCTTCGTGAAATGCCTGCGACCGTAGAAATCCAGGTCCACCAGAATTTCATCCAGATGAATAAGGCCGGCGAACGAAGCGCGACATTCGAACGAGTGGGAAACGCCGATAACGTTCCTGAGATCGATCACTTCTCTACGGCTCGCGTCTATCCGTGCAGCGAGAGCGCGTGACCCCACCAACTGAACCCACCAGCGGGCTGTGTACCGAGTACCCGCGTATACCGAAAATCAACTATCAGTTTGCAAATCAACAAAAGGTCGATTATACGGAGATAACAACTCTGTAGATCGGCCTTTTGAATGACGCTGCAAGAACGTATCGCTGACGCAAAAGCCGCCCTCCACGATCTCATGACGGGGAGGCGCGTTCGCGTCGTGGTCGACCAGAACGGTGAGCGCGTCGAATACTCTGCTGCAAACCGAGCCGACCTCAGTGCGTACATCGCCATGCTCGAAGCAGAGCTTTCCACAGGAACCAAAGCCGTTGGGGCGATGCGCCCATGGTTTTGATGGCATCTTCAAAAGATTTCACAGATGTGCTCGGTCCTGACTCCTCCCAAGGTGTTTCGAGCACTCCCGCGCCTGACGTTATCAGGGTGGCGTCAGGCGCGGGTAAAGAAACAGCCATTGCGGGCGAAGCCTACGAGGGCGCAAGCCGGTTTTCGCGTGAACTGGCGCTCTGGCAGCCGGGAAACCGCACCGCCGATCAGGACATCCTGCCCGCGAAACGCCTTTCCGACGCTCGTATTCGCAACATCCTGCAGAACGACGCCTACGCGCAGAACGGCCAGCGCCTTCATCAGGACAACATCGTTGGCAGCCAGTTCCTTCTGAACGCCAAGCCGAACAGCCAAGTGCTGATGGGCAAGCTTGACGAGAAGTGGGAAGAAGAGTTTCAGGAAGAAGTCGAAGAAAAGTTCGGCCTTTGGGCTGAGTCCGATGCGAATTACATCGACTCCACCCGACGCAACTCCTTCACGATGTTGGTTCGCCAGGCTGTCGGCACCTACCTGATGTGCGGTGAAGTGCTTGCCGCTGTCGATTGGGACCGGTCTTCAAAATCCGATCGCCCGTTCAGCACCTCAATCCGAATGATCGACGTGGATCGGCTCTCCACCCCGATGGACAAGCTCTCGAACGCTTTCATCATTGGCGGTGTTGAGGTCAATCAGGATCACGTTCCGACCCACTACCATATTCGCAAGGCGAATCCTCGCGATGTCTATTTGGCGCAAGCCTATCAGTGGGAGCGCCTGCCGGCGAAACTCTGGTGGGGTCGTCCTCAGTTCATCCATTTGTTCGAGCAGATGCGTCCGAACCAGACCCGAGGCATGTCCGACATGGCTGCCGGCATTCGCGAAACGCACATGGCTCGCCAGTTCCGCGACGTGGCGCTTCAGAACGCCGTGGTTCAGGCGACATATGCCGCTGTCGTGGAATCCGATCTGCCTGCGCAGGATATCTTCGCTCGCCTGATGGCGTCTGATACAGATGCCGACACGGCGATCAAGCAGGGTCTCGGCCAGCACCTTGAGGTCATGTCGGACTTTATGGCTGCCGCAGATCAGTTGAAGCTCAACGGCGTCCGTATTCCGGCACTGCCGCTCGGCTCCAAACTCAAGATGCAGTCTCCCGGTCAGGGTGCGCCGCTTGGCATGGAGTTCGAGCAATCCATTCTGCGCAACATCGCAGCGCTGCTCGGCGTATCCTACGAACAGCTTTCGAAGGATTACACCGAGACGAACTATTCTTCGGCCCGCGCTGCGATGACCGAGACTTGGAAGTTCATGGTCGGCCGCAAAAAGGTTGTCGCCGATCGGTTCGCCAACATCGTCTACCGCCTGTGGCTTGAAGAAGCGATCAACAAGGGCGTCATCAAGTCTCTGCCGAAGCGCATGGGTGCTGACAGCGCATGGCTTTACGCGCCGCTCGCCATGGAAGCGATCACGGCTTGCGAGTGGATCGGCGCGGCCCGTGGTCAGATTGATCCGCTCAAGGAAACTCAGTCCTCCGTTCTTCTCATCAAGCACAAGCTCTCAACCTACGAGCGCGAGCTTGCCCGCATCCACGGTAGCGACTGGCGCCGCGAATTGCGTCAGGTCGCACGTGAGAAGAAAGAGTTCGAACACTACGATCTCACCTACATCGATGATGTGCAGGACAACACCGTAAACGCCGCTTCCGGTGAAAAGAACGTCAGCGAAGCCGCGAAGCACGATTTCTCAGACATCCTTGGCAGCGAGAATGGAACGCTCGCGAACGACTTCATGGATGCCGTTCATCCAGATCCAGACAAGCGAGGCCGCGATGCCGAATAACATGAACCCGCTTCTCGCCCGTTTCGATCAGAAGCCTTCCATCGTCGCACCGGAAATGCAGGGTATCTTCGAAGCCTCGCTGCATCAGGTTGCCGCGCAGATGAACTCGGCGGAATTCAAGGCCGAGATGGCGTCTGTCGACGAGAACTGGTGGGGTGAGCCTGGTTCGTTCCGCTCGATGCTGCGACCGTATGTCGTCAAAGACGGCGTGCTGATGATCCCGGTCAAAGGCGTGCTTCTGCACGACTTCCCTTATGCTTTCGGATCTTGGGCAACCGGCTACGCTTATATCCAAAAGGCGTTCGAACGCGGCTTGGAGGACGGCAGTGTCCGCGGCATTGCGCTGATCATCGACTCCCCCGGTGGCGAGGTCGCCGGCAACTTCGATCTCGTGGACAAGATGTTCGCGGCTCGCGGGACGAAGCCGGTTCGTGCTTACGCGATGGAGAGCGCCTATTCAGCAGCCTATTCGATCGCGTCCGTCGCAGACTCCATCACGGTCTCGCGCACTGGCGGCGTGGGCTCGATCGGCGTGGTCACGGCGCACATCGATATCTCGGCCGCCATGGAGCAGCGCGGCTACAAGGTCACCTTCATTCACTTCGGCGCCCACAAGGTCGATGGCAATCCCTATGAGGCGCTGAAACCCGAAGTCAAAGAACGCATCCAGGCTCGCATCGATGAGCTTGGCGCAGTTTTCGTGTCCACCGTGGCGCGGAATAGAGGCATGGATGAAAAGGCTGTTCGGGACACCGAAGCCCTCACATTCACTGCCTCGCAAGCAACGTCGAACGGGCTGGCCGATGCGATCGGTACGCTTGACGACTCCGTCGCCGCATTTGCGGCAGAACTGTCCTCAGATGAAGGAGACGAAACCATGTCTGGACAGACGAAAAATGACGCGGCAGTCGATCAGGCTGCTGTTGATACCGCTCGCGCCGAAGGCCACGCTGAAGGTGTGAAGGTTGGCAAGATCGAGGGCGCCAAGGAAGGTGCTACCGCGGAACGCGCTCGCATCTCGGCGATCGTCAATTCCGAGGAAGGCAAGAAGCGCCCCGTAATCGCCCTCAAGATGGCAACCGGCGACAAGTTCGCATCGCTCGATGCTGAAACGGTCACCGAGATGCTGGCGGACATGCCGGAAGAAAAAGCCGCTGCGGCTGACACGAAGACCAATGCCACCGGCAAGAACTTCAAGGAAGCCATGGACGAGACCAAGAAGGCCGATGTCGGCGTTCCTGGTGAAGGCGAACAGGCTGAAGTTCCGCGTCACGAACGGGTACTCGGTCTGACCAAAGGACCGCGGGACGCCGCTGCCGCTTAATCTCGCGCCGAAAGTCAACTGAATGTTGATTTGAGGCCAACGAATTGGTGAAAGGACACCGAAAATGGCAATCAATGCTCCCTATGACGCCCACATGGCCGGTGTTCCGCGCCAGTGGACCGACTCCATCAATCCCGTCGCTGAAGGTCTGATCGTCGGCGAGACGCCGGCCGTCGTGACCGAAGATATGACCATTGCTGCAAGCCAGACCATTACCGGCGTCTACGTTCCGGTCGGTTTTGACGGCTCGGGCAACCTTGTTCCTGCCGTTTCCGGCACGACGCAGGCTATCGGTATTCTGCTTCGCCCCATCACCACGCCGGCGTCTCCCATCCAGGGGCAGCCGGTTCTCCGTCAGGGCTGCGTGAACATGGACATGATCGCATGGCCGGCTTCCTACGACACCGAAGAGAAGAAGCTGGAAGCCTTCCGCGGCGCTCCGACCCCATCCTCCATCGTGGTCCGCAAAGTCCGCGCTGGCTCCATCGTCGCACAGCCATAAGCCGTGGCCTAGCGCTCTCCAAAGAAAGGAACCAAGACCATGGCTATTGAATTGTGGACCCCCAACGATCTGTTCATGCTGCGGAATGACCCGCGCATGGACGCGTTGCCGTCGTGGATTCTCGACACGTACTTCGGTGAGACCTTCTACTCCGAAGACGACGAAATCCGCTTCGCCGATCTGCCTGAAGCCGACCGCTTCATGGCGATGTTCGTCCTGCCTTACGAGCAGGGCAAGCCGCTCGACATTCGTCACGGCGAATCGATCAGTGCGTTCGCACCTCCGTACATCAAGCTGAAAAATGCCGTTCGTCCGGAAGATGCGCGCAACCTGAAGCCGTCCGAAATTTTCCGCAACGGCGGCCAGCGTCCCACACTGGCACAGCGTTTCGACATGCGCGTGGCCGAGATCGTCGAACGGCATCTGCGTGCCATCCGCGTTCGCGAAATCTGGATGGCGGCACGTGCCTTCATCGACGCGAAGGTTCAGGTCGATTACGACCGTGATCAGGGCGCCGCCAATCCGTCCGTCCTTCTCGACTTCGGCCGCGACCCCGGTCAGACGATCGTGAAGACCGACGACTTCTGGTCCGATCCCGCCACCGACATCATCGGCGATGTGGAAGCTTGGGCGAACACCATGGTTCGCGCTCTGCGCGGCGGCGCTCCGACCATTCTGCTGGTTGGTGCACAGGTTGCCCCTTATTTCCGCAACAACGCCGGCATCAAGGATATGCTCGATACCCGCTACCGTGGCGGCGAGAGCGTGACCTTCGATCGCGGCATCCAGATCCGCGAACAGCCGATGACCCGTATCGGCCAGCTTTCGAACAACATCGAAGTCTGGATGTACAAGGATACGGTCGATATCCCGAACGGTTCCGGTGGCAAGACCAAGATCGACCTTTTCAACGAAAAGGACATCATGCTCATTGCTCCCGGCGCAACCGGCGTCCGTTGCTACGGTGCGATCTACGACACCAAGGCGATCGAAGCCGGCCTGCAGAACAGCGACATCTTCCAGAAGATGTTCGAGACCGACGATCCCGGCGAGAAGTTCGTTCTCTCGCAGTCTTCGCCGCTGCCGATCCCGCTCTACCCGAACCGCACCCTCAAGGCTCGCGTTCTGGCGTAACCGAACTGACATTGGCGGTAACGTCATACCGCCAATGTCAACTGTTTGTGGATAAGTTAACCCCTGATAAGGAACAGAGAAATGGCCGCTGTAAAAGGTTATGCAATCACCACCATCCATCGCCGCGTTGACGGCGAAAAGAACGTCGTGCCGGCTTCCACGAAAACCCGAGTTTCGGTGTTCGATGCCACCGACGAAGAACTGGAAAAGCTGATCGCTCTCGGCGCGGCCCGCAAGGCCACGAAGGAAGAAGTCGCTATCGCCAAGGTTCAGTCGGGTGAGGAAAATGCACCAACCAACGTCGAAAAGCAGCTTGCTGCTGAAGAAGCGAAACCTGCTTCCGGCGCGGAAGGTGACCCCCAGGGAAAACCGAAAGGCGCCGCAAAGGCTGCTTCCAAGGACGAAGAAATCTGATGGCATCTTTCCGCGACATTAAGCGGAATGCGAGGCGGGCCGTGCAACTCCATTTGCGCGTGCCCGCGCTCTATCTCGCGTCAATCGACGCTGAGCCGGTCCCGTGCTTCGTGCGCGTGCACACCAAGTTCCAAGCCCTTGGGGATATGAAGGGCACGAATTTCAATTACGCAGAGCGTGAAGACATCACCCCTCGCATTATCATCTGGCGCGAAGAAATCCCGCAGCCGGTACGCAATGCGATCATCTCCGTGGAAGCGGGTGAAGCCTATTATCTCGACAACATTCAGCCGCCTGACGATCTGACGATCACCGCCATGGTGCTTCAGTTGGACGCAGACGATGAGAAGCTGGCGCTTCTGCCAATCCCGGCAACATACGCTCCACCGGAGTCTCCGTGATGGCGCTCATTTCTCCCAAGCTCCGCAGCCTCGAAGGTGGTCGACTGATGTTCTGGTGTCCCGGTTGTGACGGGGCGCATCAGGTCAGTGTTGGTGAAGGCTCCGGACCACGGTGGGGTTACAACGGGAATCCGGAGGCGCCGACATTCACGCCGTCAGTATTGGTCACGTATAATGGCCCCGACGCCGGCAAGGACGGCGCTCCACCAGCGATCTGTCATTCGTTCGTGACTGATGGCCGGATCCAGTTTCTGTCTGACTGCACTCATGCGCTCGCCGGCAAAACGGTCGACATTCCCGATTGGGAGAGCGGCTGATGGTCCGCGCTGTCGATATCGTCATTCAGGGCATTACTTCGTTCGATGAGATCGAAACTCTCGATCCGAAAATTGCAAGCATTCTTCGTCAAGCTGTCAATGAGACCACGCAAGAAGGTCGGCGGCGCGCAGCGCGCTCGATGGAAAAGCAGGTCAACTTTCCACGTGGATACCTGACGGGGCAGGCCGGCCGATTGGGAATTGCGAAGTACGCGACCAAGGGTGATCTGACAGGTATCGTCCGCGGTCGCGATCGTCCCACCTCGCTCGCTCGTTTCGTTCAGGGCAGTCCGAAAGTCGGTGCCAAGGGTGTGAGCGTGACGGTTGATCCCGGCAAGTCCGAGTTCATGCCGAGCGCGTTTCTCATCAAACTCCGCAACAATAACATCGGACTGGCCTACCGCACGAAGAACGGCAAAGCGCCGAGCCGCGGTGCGAAGCAGCTTGGTAAGGGTCTCTGGCTTTTGTATGGGCCCGCGGTCGATCAGGTGTTCGACGAAACCCGCGAAGAACTTAAACCCGAACTGGAAGACTTGCTGCGCGACAAATTCGAGCGGCTACTTGAGGCACAGACATGAGCGATCCTTTCCGCCTGAAAACCCAAAAAGAGATTGCTGCCGCTATCGATGAGATCAGTGTCGCTACGGGTTACAGTCTCGATTTTACGGGCAAGGTTTTCCGTGGCCGGCTGATTTTCGGCGAGGGCGATCCCATCCCCATGGTCAGCATCATCGAGCCTCCGCTGCCGAACGAAATGCGTCCGTCACCTTTCCTTTCAACGACTGAAGACGGCTGGTGGGACATAATCGTGCAGGGTTTCGTGCGTGATGACCGCAACAACCCGACCGATCCTGCTCACGTCGCAATGGCTGACGTGAAGAAGCGGCTGGCGAAGGAAAACGACCGCAAAGGACCGGGATCAGCTTTCCGTCAACCTGATCCGTTCGGCGTCAATTTCAATAACGACGGGACGCCTCGTAAGAACCGGATCGAGCAATTCAAGATCGGCGCCGGGGTTGTACGCCCTCCGGAAGAAGCCGTATCCACGAAGGCGTATTTCTGGCTCACCCTGAAGCTGAAAATCGTTGAGGACAACAGCGATCCTTTCGGCTAAAAGAAAAATCAACCGTTTGTCGATTTGGCAACAAAGGAGTGACAATAATGGGAAGTGAAAACTATACACTTGGTCGCGGGGAACTTCACTTCTCGCGTTTCAAGCCTGGCACACAGATCGGCGAAGGCTATCGTTATCTCGGCAATTCGCCCGAGTTTTCTCTGACGCTGGAAACCGAAGAACTCGCCCATTTCAACAGCGACCGAGGCATCCGCGAAAAGGACAAGTCGATCACCCTCGAAGTGACGCGATCCGGTTCACTCGTTCTCGACGAGATCAACGAAGACAACCTGGCCTATTACTTCTTCTCTGCGGCCGGCAAGGAAACGATCACGGAAGCCGGTGGCACTGTGACCGGCTACGCAATCGCCGACGCCATCCCCGGCCGTTCGTATCAGCTTGGCGAAACGCTTACTGATCCGGTCGGTGACGTGAAGATCAGCACCACTGGTCTTACCGTCAAGAAGGGTGCAACCACGTTCACGATCTTGGATGATTACCTGATCGATTACGAGCGCGGCCTGCTTACGATCGTCGAAGGGGGGGCCATCGTTGAGGGTGATGATCTGACGGTCGACTACACTACCCTCGCGTCCAGTTACGACCGCGTCATTTCTGGTTCGGAGAAGGTGGAAGGCCAGCTTCTGTTCATTACGCGCAACGCATCAGGTCCGGATCGCAAGATTCTTATGCCTTACGTCACGCTCGCTCCGAACGGTGACTACAATCTCAAGGGTGACGACTGGCAGCAGATCCCGTTCACACTTGAGTTGCTGCGTAAGGGCGCGACCGAATCCATCTACATCACCAGCATGCCCAAGGCAGCTTAACGCGGAGCCCGTGCTTTGAAATACACCCTGAAAACTGAAGCAGTTCATTTCGAGGGCGGTGAGATCGTAGTCCGCGGTCTTACCGTCCCTGATCTTACGCAGCTTGTCGAAGTCCACCAGGACAGTGCGGTTGCAATCTATGAGAAATTCAGTGGCAAGAATGCGGAAGCTCTTAGCGAGCAGACCGTAGAATCCGTTGCCCTCGAAATCCTCGGCAAATTCCCCTCGGCTATCGCCCACCTGCTCTATCTCTGTGACGCAGACCGCGAGCCCGATACGACCGTTGAACCCTACGCCAGCCTTCCGATCGACGTGCAGGTGGCCGCTCTCGAAAAGATCGCCGCACTGACATTCGCGATGCAGGGTGGCGTAAAAAACTTCGTCGAGACCGTCGTGCGACTCGTGGCGAACGCGGGCGGTCTCAGCAAAGAACTCAGAAAGCCCCAAGCCTAGACGAGTGGATTTGGGGTCTACGAGGACAACTCAGCCAGTTGCTGGCAGCAGGTCACGTAAACGCCGAGCACTACACAATCGGCAAGGTTTGGGAAGAAAATCAACTAGTTGTGGATCGCGTCAACCGCCATCACGCAACTACCGCCACGATCCTGAGTGCAGTCATGACATCCGCCGTGGCTGCGTTCGGCAAAAAGAAAGACGCCGAGAAGGCCGGTGAAGCCCTGAAGGAACTGATCGAGAACCTGAACGGATCGAACGACCGAGATGATGAATCGACCAGCGCCAAACCGACCAAAGACATAAGCGAGTTGCTTAAAAGGAAGGGCTGATGGCCAAGGAAAATGTCGTCGACCTGGTCGTAAAAGCCAGAAACGAAGCCTCAAAGAACCTCGATGTCATCACGGAGTCGTGGAAAGAACTAAAGGCTTCGCTCAAGGACGGTGGCGGCGAAGCCTCCAAGGCGACAAACACTCTCGGACAACTCGGCAATGCCCTTGGCACGCTCTTGCAGCAGGCCAAGGGTCTTTCTGCGCTCGGCACGATCGCCGACAATCTGGATCGCGTCGATAAGGCAGCCAGTGAAGCCGCGACTGCGCTGAAAAAGAGTTCGCAGGAAACCAAGGACTGGTCTCAACTTCAGGCGGAAGCTGCTCAAAACGCCAAGAAATTTCGCGACGAAGTTCAGGCGCAGAACGATGTTCTCAATCGCGCCAAGACAGCGCGAGACGCCTATAAGAAGGATCTGGCCGAGGTAAACCGCCTAGTCAAGGAAACCGAACGGGCTCAAAATCAATACAACAAGGAACTCGCTCGCACGCCGCGCAAGGCGCCGGGACCGGTAGCACCTTCCGGCGACACGTCCGTCTTCCGTGATGCGCAGGCCGCCCGCGGTCTTCAGGCGCAGGTTCAACAGCAGCTTGCCGACCAGAACCGCACCATAGCCGCAACGGAAGCCGAACTGGCACGGCTCAACCCCAAGCTCGATGCGGCTGCCAAATATGAGAGAGACCTTGCCCGCGAGACGGCAAAAGCCACTGCCGAGATGAAGCGCAATGAAGCGGCGCTGGTGACGGTGACTGCCGAACAGTCCAAGGTTAAAGCTGTTGCCGATCAGGCCAGCACCGCCATGGGCGGGCTCGCGCTTCGCCAGAATGAGGTCGCTGCGGCTGCCGCGAAAAACGCCGCTGAGATTGATCGGACTCGTCGAGCTATCGAAGCACTCAACAAGTTCAGCAGCGGTGGCGCGGAGGTCGTTGATCCGAAACAGGCTGCTGCCCTCCAAAAGCAGATTGCGGCCATCAACACTCTGCGCGACGACTGGAAAGCACTGGAAGGTGAGGCCAAGCGTCTTGCCACCGGTTTACAGTCGGTCAGCGGCAATGCCACGCAACAGGTGGATGCGTTCAAACGCATTACGGAAGCCGCTCGCCGTGCCAAGACGGAATACTTCTCTCAGGTTGACGCCCTCGACAAGCTGCGCGCCGCTGCCGGCTTGCCTGTATCGGGGTTGGCCCGCATTGCGCAGGCAGCTACATCGAGTGCCGCGGCAAATCGCCAGCTTGGCAATAGTGCAAACGCCTCGCTCCCGCCAATCCGCGCTATGGGGCAGGCGGCTCAGACTGCTGGCTCGGCAATGGAATCGGGCGCATCCGGTGCGAAGAACCTCGACAGTGCTCTCCGTAGCAGCACTCGCGGTGGCCGGGACGCCCTATCGCTCTTTCAGCGCATCCGTGGTGAGATCCTTTCGCTCACCGCAAGCTACATTGGTCTGAATGCCGCGATCGCGCAGATCGGCGGCGTGCTAAAGGCGTATCAGACGCTCGAAGCAGCCCAAAGCCGACTCGGCGTGGTCTTCAATCAGGACACGGGTAAGGTCAGCAAGGAACTCGATTTCCTGGAGCGCAACGCCGCTCGGCTCGGTATCGAGTTCGGTGTCCTCGCAGATCAATATTCGAAATTCGCCGTGGCAGCCAACGCCGCGAACTTCTCTGCCGGTGCCACCCGAGATATTTTCCTGTCGGTTGCCGAGGCTGGTCGTGTCAACAAGCTGTCGATCGATCAGTTGAACGGCGTGTTCCTCGCCCTCGAACAGATGATCTCCAAGGGTAAGGTCTCGTCGGAAGAACTGCGGCGCCAGTTGGGTGACCGTCTTGCCGGCGCGTTCAATATCTTCGCAGAGGCGATCGGCGTCAGCGCTGCAGAACTCGGCGAGATGATGAAGAAGGGTGAGGTTCTGGCTGACCAGACCACGCTTCTCAAATTCGCAGATGAACTGAAACGGCGTTTCGGCCCACAGCTTGGTACGGCTCTAGCTTCGACCACGGCTGAACTCGGTCGCTTCCAAAACAACATATTCCAGGCCCAACTCCGCGTCGGTGAGGGTGGGTTCATTGATGCCTTTACAGATGGGTTGCGGACGCTCAACACCTACTTCCAGAGCACGGAAGGCCGTGAGTTCTTCCTGTCGCTCGGCGCGGCACTCGGTAATGTCACACGCGGTCTTGTGGCGCTGCTGCCATACATGGACGACTTCGCCCGTATTGCCGGCGTGCTGGTTGCGCTGAAGGTGGCAGGCAGCCTTGGCAACTGGCTTTCCGCCATCAAGGCTAACGCGGTTGCCACCGGAACGCTGAACCGTGAAATGTTCACGTGGGCTGGCACTGTCACCGCCACCCAGGCGAAATGGAATGCGCTGACTGGATCGCTGACCCGTGGCACCGGTATCATCGCGGCGATGAATGCGCAGTTGCGGGTGGCAACCGTCGTCGGCGGCACTGCCGGTTCACGCTTTCTCGCATTGCAGGTTGCTGTTGGCGGGCTCACGAGACTGGCAGGAATCGCGGCCGGCGCTTTCCGCCTGCTTTGGTCGGCGGTCGGTGGCCTTCCCGGCATCATCCTGACCGGTGTGACACTGGCTGTGAGTTCGTGGGCAACGGAAGTCGACAAGACGGTTACCGCTGTCAGCGAGCACGAACGAATCCTGCAGGCCGTTCAGACGGCATACGACTCAATCGAAGGCACCACGAAGAAGGTTGCTGACAACATCAAGGGCGCCACGCTCGCGCAAGCATTGTCGAGTGCGGAAAAGCTGCGCAGCACATTCCAGTCGAGCCTCAAGGACGCCGAGCGGTTGTCTCGTGTGCTCTATGCGGGCAACGCCGATCTGCCGTCCAACTCGCCGCAGATCAAGCAGTTTCGCCAGATCGAGGAAGCGATCAATGGTGTTCGTGATGGCACCAAGACGCTGCGCGATTTGGAGAAGGTGCTGAACGACATAGCGCTTAATCCTGCCGATGAGCAGTTTAAGGAAATTGCGCTCGAACTGCTCAACCTCGTAAACACTGGTGACGGCACGGCCAAGAGCCTGCTCGAACTATATGACGCCATGCAGCAGGCCGACGCGGTCGTGAAGGCATTCAGCGGCACTGCCACGGAAGCGGACAAGGCGCTTATCGGGACAAAGGCGGCAACAGACAACTACGGTGACTCGACCAAGCTGGCCGAGGAAAAAGCGAAAAAGTTCAACGAAGCGATGGATGAGATGGGGAAGCTCATTCCGTCTGTCGCCGAAGAACTGAAAAAGCTGGAAACGATCAAGGGGCTCGAAGAACAGTACAATCAGGCGATCAAGTTCGCCCGTTCGTTCGATGACCTCGTGAAGGCGCAGGAACGCTATCAGGCTGGCATGACTGCCGTCAATTTCGGCAACCTTGGTAGCGACGGCGGCTCGGCGGCTTTCAACATCATCAAGCAGTTCGAGGGCTACCGTTCCACCCCGTATTGGGATGTGAACGCTTATCGTGCCGGCTATGGTTCGGACACCGTCACCCTGTCGGACGGATCGATCCAGAAAGTCGTTCAGGGGATGACTGTCCCTATCTCTGACGCTGTGCGCGATCTGACGCGCCGCGTGGACGAGTTTGGCAAGATTGCCCGCGATCAGGTCGGCGCAACTCGCTTTGATGCCTTCTCGCCACAGCAGCAGGGTGTCCTGACATCGATCGCATACAACTACGGTGATCTGAAAAGCACGGGCATCCTTGAGACGATCCAGCAGGGCACTGTCGAGCAGATCGCCGAAGCCATCCGTAGCCTCGCGTCCCATAACGGTGGTATCAACACCAGTCGTCGCAACCAGGAAGCCACGCTTTTCCAGGGCGGAGGCGATTTCACCGAGAAGCAGTTCGAGACTGAGCGGAAACGGTTACAGACGCAGAAGGAATACAATGACGAGCTCGCGCAGCGCCTGACATTGCAGGAGGCCGAGAACGGTAATGCCGGCCGGCTGACCGAGGAAGCGTTCGTCCAGAAAAAACTGGCCGAGGAACAGAAGAAGGCCAAGGAAGCTGGTGTCGTCCTCACAGATGAACAGATCGCGAAGATTAAGGCTCTGGCGACAGAAGAATACAAGATCAGCCAGGAAAAGCGTGACCAGAAGGCGTCAATTCAGGAAGCCAACACCGCACTTCAACAGGCACAGGCTCTTGAGCAGCAGCGTAATGCCCTCATGCAGCAGTACAAGCAGGCTGTGCAGAGCGGCGATACCAGTCAAACCGAAACGCTTCAACAGCAGATCCTCGGGCTGAACAGCCAGATCGTCACAGCAGCCGAGAATGCTCGCGCCATGTGGGAGGCGATCGGCGGGCCGGAAGCGGCTGCGAAGTTGCCTGTCATCGATGCGCTGATCACGAAGACTCAGACTGCGGCGGTCACGATTTCGAACGTAGGGCGAGCAATCAATACGCTTGGTCTCACCTCGCAGCAAACACAGCAGCTTGTCGGCTCGTTTGTGGACGGACTGGTTGGCGTATTTGACTCGTTTGCCCAAGCGGTTGCCAACGGTGAGAATGCGTTTCAGGCTCTCGGTAAAGCGTTCCTGCAATTCGCTGCAAACTTCCTGCGCGAGATCGCCATGATGATCTTGAAACAGACGATCCTCAACGCACTGGCAGGGTTCGGCGGACCAATCGGGAAGGCGGCGTCGGCGCTCGGTGGAGCGGTTGCCCACGGTGGCGGGACCATTGGCTCGACCACGCGCTCTCGCAGGGTTGACCCCGGCGTCTTCAGTGTCGCGTCCTATTATCACAGCGGCGGCGTTGCAGGTCTGAAGTCTAACGAGGTGCCGACCATTCTCGAACGTGGGGAGACGATCCGGACGGAAGCGCAGGAGAGCGCTCTGACGGAGCGGATGGCTGCCGCAGAGCGTGGTTCGTCCAATAGCGGCCCGAGTGCTATCAGGAACATTGTCGTTCTCGATGAAGCCAGTGCCTCCAATTGGATGGACAGTGCCTCCGGTGAAAAGGTCATCATGGGTGTGCTCGGTCGCAACAAGGGAAAACTTAGAAGCTTGTTAGGTTGACAATCAACTGTTTGTTGACTAACCCTGAAATGGTTGACATGGTGCTGCGCAATGGCGATTGAGATTTTACCCACCTGGACCTTCGAGCCGAATTGGGCTGGAACATATACGGAAGCCCTTGAGTGGCTGACGGATGTTCTAACCTCGCCGAAAGGTGCGGAACAGCGTCGATCGCTGCGCCTCTATCCTCGCAAGACGATCGAGTTCACCTCCGCAGTCGGCAACAACGACAGGCAGGTGTTCCGGCAGTTCCTTGAAGCGCACAGTGGTCGCAACTTCTATCTGCCACAATGGCATGAGTCTTACCGATCGGGTGCCGGCGTTCTGGCGGGTGCAACATCAATACCGATTCCGTTTGCGGACAATGGCGGTATCCGCGTCGGTGACGTAATCTTCATCGGGGGAGCCAAGGCCCGTCAGTTCGAACTCGCGGAAGTCTCCGCAGTGTCGTCAACCACCATCACCTTGGCCGCGCCGCTGGAAAGCGGATGGGAAGCCTTTTCGAAAATCCATCCGGTGCGCAAGGCGCGATTGGATGATCAGCCGACACTCCGGAAGGTCAGCGACAGCGCGATGTCGTTCTCGATCAACTTCCGGATAATGGAACGAAATGACGATGTAGTGACTGACACCGTAATCGTCTCACATCTGGATGTTTACGGAGGGCTTAACGTTCTCAACACACCGCCAGACGAGAGCGACAACACTGATTTCACGTTCAGCCGGATTATGGATGAACTTGATAACGACACCTCGATCCCGCAATTCTTTGACATCGCGGGCATCCCGTTTCCGACGCAGAAGCACAATTGGGTTTCTTCCGGCAGACAAGACTATAGGAAGCTGAAATCACTACTGTTCGGGCTGCGTGGGCGATGGGGGAGTGTCTGGCTCCCTTCGTTCACTGACGATATGCGCCTCGCCGATCCGACGCCGGCCGGCGACCAGTATCTACTTGTCGAGAACTTCGGCTTCACCTTGTCGGGCGGACTTCAAGTTGGACACGATCATCTTGCAATCTTCTTCTGCGATGGGCGGCGAGAATACCGCCGCGTAACGAGCAGCACGGTTTTGAATGACGACGTGGAGGTTATCGGCGTTGATCAGCCTTTTGAGGAAGGTTTGCTTCCGGAAGATGTGATGCGTGTCAGCTTCATGAGGTTGTCCCGCCTGGACCAAGACCGGATCGAGATCGTGCACGTGACTGACACTCAAGGGGTCTCTCGTTGCGCTGCAACCTTCAAGTCGGCGCCACCGCTCCGAACTGCACTGGCGGGGTTCTAAGATGAGTCACGACGCAATCGAAATCTCGAACAACCTTGGTGAACCGATTGCCCTTTACGAGTTTACGTTCGGGACTGCCAAGTGGGAATACTCAACTGACGACGAAGACACCGTGCTTGGTGACACCACCTACATCGCGATACCCATTACGGATTCTGGCGTCGAACAATCAGGCGATGCGTCCTCGGATGAAATGAAGGTCACGTTACCTAAGTCACTCCCGGTCGCAATCATGCTCAACGGGCAGCCACCAAGCGAAAAAGTCTGGCTGTTGATCCGGCGCCATCACCGTGGGGAAACATCTGCTCCGATCGTGTGGGTAGGGTACGCGGTTAGTTGCAAACAGATCGACACAGTATCTGTCGAAATCTCGCTCAAGATGCTGACATCCGGTTTCAATCGAAACGGGTTGCGGTTGAGTTGGGGTCGGCAATGCCCGCACGCCCTCTATGACATCAGTTGCAGAGTTCCAAAGGCTTCATACGGGGTGACGTTTGAAATCGACGCAATCAGCGGGAACGTCATAACCTCGTCAGACCTTGCGGGCTTTCCGGCCGCACATTTCTCCAATGGTTTTATCGAGTGGCCTCGGTTTGCCGGTGCGATTGAACGCCGCGGGATCGAGAACCATTCTGGCACGACCTTCAACATTTTCGGAACGGGCGCCGGTCTGAAAGCGGGTGACATGATCACTGCCTATCCAGGGTGTTCCCGCACTCGCGAAGACTGCAAGAACAAATTCAACAACCTTCCGAACTTCGGTGGCATTCCGCACATGCCTGGAAAATCACCGTTCCAAGGCGATCCGGTGTTCTGATGAGTGATTTGAAAACATTGAGCGTCGAGATGATTGCAAGTGGCGAGATCAAGCCGGTCTACGCATTCATCAACTTCCTTTGGGGCTTGGGGATGCTGATCGCATCCTACGCTATCCAGGTTCTTCTGACACCCAAAACAGAGGCTCAGAAGCCTGCTTCTCTCGAAGAATTCGACTTCCCTCAATTCGACGAGGGAACGCCCCAGCCCGTTGTTTTCGGTGACGTTTGGACTGAGGACCAGTTTGTCCTCTGGTACGGCAATCTGCGTACATCAGCAATAAAATCTGGCGGCGGAAAGAAGTAACATGGCGAACCAATCCATCACCGTTTTCATGCGTCACATCAGAGCAGCCAATCTTTGTGCGGGCGGGACAAGAGAATGGTTCTCTCGACATGGTTTCGACTGGTCCGATTTCATCGCCAACGGAATTCCCATCGAGAAAATGGAAGCCACGGGCGATCCCCTTGCACTGAGGGTCACGGCACAGGCTCGGAAGGAGTTTGAGCGTGGGCGGTAAAGGTAAAAGCCAAACCATTGGCTATCGATATTTCATGACAGTCCAATACGGGCTTTGCCGCGGTCCGGTAGACGAGATCGTGCAGATAAAGGTGGGGGATAAATCCGCCTGGCCCTATCGGGAGGGGCAGGGCAATTACGATTCAACCATAACAGGGGACAGGGTCACCTCAATTAACGCGCCAGATTTGTTCGGCGGGGAGAAGGCGGAAGGCGGTATCCAAGGCTCGCTGACCGCACTGATGGGTAGTGCCTCGCAGTTTTATCCAAGTTGGTTCAAAGGGCTTCTCGGTGGCGACGTTCCGGATTTTCGCGGCGTAGCAACCGTTGTCTTTGACGGCATGATATGCGCGCTGAACCCTTACCCCAAGAAGTGGTCTTTTCGCTTGCGACGAACCACGGCGGGATGGGACGGTCCTGTCTGGCATCCGGAACTAGCAACCATTTGGCTCGCAGGTGGCCAGATTCGCGCCATGAACGCCGCGCATATCTTGTACGAATGCGTGACCAATAGAGAGTGGGGACGCGGATACGACAGATCGCGCATCGGTGATGCGACATGGTTCAAGACAGCCACAACGCTTTTCAATGAGGGTTTCGGGCTCTGCATGCGCTGGTCCCGCCAGGATTCTCTCGAAAGCTTTATTCAAGAGGTGTTGGACCACATTGGCGGAACGCTTTACGTGAATCGTGAGACCGGCCTTCTGGACCTAGACCTGATCCGCGATGACTATGATGTCGACGAGATTCCCCTGTTTGACCGCAACACGGGTTTGTTGTCAGTCGACCAGTCGGAAGCTGCAACGCAGGCCGACGCCATAAGCGAGGTTATTATCAGATACAAAGACGTAATTCTCAACGGTTCGAAAGAGGTGCGTGCCCAAAATCTGGCAGCCATTCAATCGAATGAAGGCACGAGTTCCAAGACCAACACTTACGATGGAATTCCAATCCTGTCTCTCGCGGCTCGTGTCGCGCAACGGGACCTGAGAACCCTTTCTGCAAGCACGAACCGCTATACGGTGAAGTTGGACCGGCGAGCATGGCGCATTCACCCCGGCAAGGTCTTTCGCATCTCCGATCCGGACATGGGCATCCAGAACCTTGTGCTACGTGCCGGGAAGATCAACGATGGCACCTTGAAGGATGGAACGATTACCGTTGAGGCGGCGCTGGATGTGTTTGGCCTTTCGTCAACTGCTTTCGTCTCACCGGAAAATCCAGCTTGGGTTCCGCCGATTTCCACTCCGCAAGTTGTCCCGGTTCGTATCGTCAGGGAGGCAACTTACCAAGAACTGATTGGACAGTTGACGCCGGCCGATCTCGCAATCCTTGACGTAAACTCATCCGCTCTGGTGACAGCCGCCGTTCGACCGGCACAGATGCTGTTGAATTATTCGATCTCAACCCGCGTCGGTGCCGAGGATTTCACGATCAGAGGAAGCGAGGCGTTTGCTCCAGGTGCCTTATGCAACGGGGCGATCGGTTACTACGACACCACGGTTCCCTTTGACGGCGGTGTTGATGTGGGCTTGATGGTAGCCGGTAGCTTGCTGCAGATCGACACGGAAATCCTCCAAGTCGTGGATATCGCGCTCGATGGAACGGGGATCGCGGGAACATTCACGGTGAAGCGGGGCTGTGTTGATACGGTGCCAGCACCGCACTCTGACAATGCTCAGATCATCTTCCTCGGCGAGTATGTCGGAACCGATTCTCGTGAATACGTGTCGAGCGATGTGGTGGAAGCGAAGTTGCTATCGAATAGCTCGTCGGCAACCCTCGATCCGACTCTCGCGCCAACGGACACCCTCTCGATTGTCGGGCGGCAGGGGCGTCCATACGTTCCTGGCGGGGTCACGGTCAACTCGACGCCGGCTTTCAACAATGTTGCGGCCGGATCAAGTTTTCGGATTGATTGGGCGCATCGTGACCGCAAGATGCAGTCGGACCAGATTGTGAGCCATTGGGATGCGAGCGTAGGCCCTGAACCGGATACGACCTACACCCTGAGATTCTACAGTTCGAGCAACGCTTTGATCCGAACGATCGCCGGCATCACTACGAACTTCCGCACATTCACCTCGTCGGACAATACCCTTACCGGTTCCATGTTTGTCGAACTTGAAGCAGTTCGAGGCGGCTTGACATCATTCCAAAAGTATCGGTTCCCAATGTCGCGCACACTTTGAAGTGGATTAATCAACAAATTGTGGTATTGATGTGCAAACCATAGGAGTTTGCCGTGGCCACCTCGTCCGCTTGGAACAACTTCAAAGGCGCAGCCAAGCGCATAACCGATATCGATATTCCGCGCATCGCCCACAAGATCAGGGTTGGTGAGGACGAACTTCACGCATTTATGGATGTCGAGACAAGCGGCTCGGGTTTCGACGCGCAAAAGCGTCCCAAGATCCTTTTCGAGCCCCACGTATTCTACAGAAACCTGACAGGAAAGCAGCGAGATGATGCTGTCAAGCAGGGGCTTGCTTATGCAAAATGGGGCGAGAAACCTTACCCGGCTGACAGTTACCCGCGCCTGAAAAAGGCGATGGCGATCAACGAAACTGCGGCGCTAAAATCAACCTCTTGGGGATTAGGGCAAATCCTCGGCGAGAACCACGAAATGGTTGGTTTCTCAACCGTCCAAGGTATGGTTCGAGCCTTCATGGAAGATGAGGCAGTCCACCTTGAGGCTATGGTGGATTTTCTGGTTTCAGCGAAAATTGATGGCGAACTCCGCAAGCTCGCTGCATTGAAACGCAAGACGACTGCAGCGGACTGCGAAAAGATCGTCAGTGTCTACAATGGCCCTGGTTACAAGAAAAATCGGTATCACATCAAGATGGCAGCGGCCCATAACAAGTGGCGCTCTATCAAGGATACCCCCTGGTCGCCGGAAACCAACAACGCTGTTGCCGTTCCTGTTAATGTGCCGGTCCCTGAACCCAAGCCGGTCGCGCAAGACACCAAATTGATCGAGCGCGTTCAGGATCTTCTGTGGGACAAAGGATACCCCGAAGTTGGTGAGTCCGACAACAAGTACGAACGGCGCACGCGCAACGCCATCTTGGCGTTCCAAGCCGACAATAATCTGCCGCTGACCGGTGAGATCACCGATGAGCTTCTTGCGCAATTGGTGAAGGCACCCAAGCGCGAGATGGCGCCAGCGCGCCAGAACGCCACCGAAAAAGACCTGAAGGCAGAACCGGTCGTCAAGGAAGCCTCGTGGCTCAAGAAGATCGGTATGACCATTTTCGGCGGCGCCCTGTTCGGCGGCGTGACAGATGGTACTGCCAGTCTCGAAGACATCTCCAACGGTGTCACGCAGGTCCGAACAATCTTCGAAACGATCCAGCCGTTCTTGCCGTGGCTCCTGATGGCCGCTGCCGGCGCAGGCGTTTTCTATTTCGGCCGCCGAGCCGTTCACAAGTATGTCGAGGCTTACCGTGAGGGTCGGGCCCTGTGACAACCACGTCGAATGCAACGCTGGTGATTGGTCGAGGTGAGCTTTACTTCGATCGTTTCGCTGCGGGCACGTTGAAGGGGGAAGGGGAACTCTATCTCGGCAACACCCCCGGTTTCACTATATCGAGAACGGTTGAGGAAGTTGAACGCTTCACGTCATACGGCGGTCAGCAGATCCAAATCGACAGTCTGGTCACTCGCGAGGTGCATAGCGCGGACATAACCACCGACAACATGTCGATGGACAATATTGCACTCTGGTTCGGCTCAGAACCGGACAAAACCGGACAGATTGCGATCGGCGACATCACCGAGGTCATCAAAGTCAAAAAGGGTCGCTGGTATCAACTAGGCACCACGGTTGAGCCGTTTGGTATCCGACACGTTGAGCCAGACATTGCCTTTCTGCGTAACGGTAATCCCTTTGATGTCGAAAGCAACCTGATCGTGGATCGCACTGAAGGTCGGTTCTACGTCATGGACGAGTCGGAGACGATTGCTGATGGTGACGACCTTTCGGTCACATTCCAGTGGCGCCAGTCCGCCACTGTGGATGTCGTGGACAGTGCCAAGGAAGTTGTTGGTGCGCTCCGCTACATTTCCAAAAATCCGGTCGGGCCGGTGGTCAGCTACTTCTTTCCGTATGTCCGTCTGAAGCCAGCCTCTCAAGTCGATCTCAAAGGCGACGGCTGGCAGGAACTCTCGTTCGACCTGGATATTCGCAAGCTGAATGCTCTTACCAACTTCGTGTACGTCAAGCGTTTGGCTGGCCCGCTGCTCACTGACGATGAACGAGCAATCATCGATCGAGGTCAGATGACCCTCGAAGAATTCCCGTATTGGGAAGATCGCCTTGACGAGATCATCAACACTTTCATGCCTGACGCCGATTACGGCCAGGTCATCACCTACCCATAAAGGTTTGCGTCCATGGCCGAACTACCTCTTGCGCAAGGCATCGATCGCTTCAAGCAGAACGAAGATCGCACTGACCGTTTTGTTAACGGCTCAGACACGCAGACATTTGTCACGAGCGGCGGTCAGAATGTTCCAACTATCCGGAAGTTTCTGAAAGACAAAGATACCGAAATAAATGTCGCGGCCGGCAACATTCTTTCTCAAAGCGAGGCCGCCCGCGATGCCGCCGTAGATGCGAAAGAAGGCTCCGAGCTTGCCCGTGACGAATCTGTCCTTGCCAAAAACGCTTCCGAAGCCGCACGCGATCAGGCGCAAGACTACGCTGAAGCTGCGTCGACGGGTTTCCCCGCAACCGGTAGCGTCACTCTGGACAAACTGGCGAACCTGGGTGGCGGTGCAGGCGATTATATTGCCGACATTGCCCATGCTGTGCCGGGGTGGAAAATGCCGGCCGTCCTCAGGACCATATTCGCTTCCCAACTCAGCCTGAAGAACAGTTTTGGTGCCAAAGGTGACAGTTCAACCGATGACACCCTCAAGCTGAAGGACATGGAAGAATGGATGAACGCGGGCGAAAAAAGAGAGATCACCATTGAGAACGGTCGCTATCTCCTTAATGACACCCTGACGTTCACAAAGAACGGCTCAACGATTAAGGGTGCTAACCGCACCGCAACGGTCTTTGCTCAGCAGGGCAACCGCGATACACTGGTTTTCAAGCCTAACAATCCCGCGACCGAATTCCTCTACGATGTGTCCGTATCGAGGATCGGTATCGAGCATGACTTCGGTCCAGGTGGTCCGACATCAGGTCGGGCGTTTTTCCTGCAGAAACTCGTCAATCCGGTGTTCGACAAAGTTGCCGCAGTACATGCCTTCGCGGCACTCGACATCGAGGGTGGGTTTGGTCACCAGTTTCCCGGCCTGTTTTTGGGTGGGGGATATAGTTGGACATCCAAGAAGGTCGGTAGCTTCCTGTTGAAGCTCCGGTCGTCTTCGCACAACGGCTCCCCCCAGGAACTCTCTGAAATCTTCTTCAGCGACTTCAACATCAAAGGCGCGTCTTACGCAGGCAACAACTATATGCTTGATAACGCTGTCTTGATCGAAGGGGTCGACGGCGTATGGTTCAACGGCGGTCATATCGGTTTTGCCGACAATACGCAGCTTTCCATTACTCCGGTGGCAACGCCGGGGCACAACATTCAGAACGTGCACTTTCTCAATACGTATTTCGATGGTTCGTTTGGTGGGAACATCGGTATTCAAGCGGGCGGCGCGACCGGTCGTACAGTGCGTGGCATTGAGTTCAAGGGTGGGGCCATCAAGCTTCTGAAATCCCACGGCATCAATTGGCAAACTGCTGCCAACGACGTTCGTCTGCAAGGGGTGGAGGTTTATTCCTGCGGGAATTTCGGCACCATATTCAATGGTGTCAGAGACCTTCATGTCGATAACAATGTTGTCCGCGATGTAAATAAGAACAATTCCGGTTCGCACGGCATCGATCTTACTGGTTGCGGCGACTTCGTTGTGTCAGGAAACACTATCGGCGGCGCAGCGTTCAACGTGGGTTGGGCTATCCGCGAGTCCGGAAGCATCGGCCGGGGGATCATCTCCAACAACGTTTGTAGCAACTATGCGCAAGCGGGCGGGATTTCGGTTGGCTCCACGTCACTGGTCGTATCTCCCAACAACGTTGTTTGACGTCAAAATCAACTAATTGGGGATTTTTGGATGGAAAGCGCCGACAAGCTTATTGACCTGGCCGACAAACAGGGGGTGCACGTCGCCACGATCGTGCTTGTTCTGTTCCTGGTCGGCTCGGCAATCATGCTTTGGCGGAAGGTGTCGGAGCTTCAGACCAAGATTGAGGCGCAACGAGACGAGTTCGATGAGGATATGGTCGCAGAGCGCACGCGCCACGCCATCGAGATTGCCGCAGAACGCAAGCTGAATGCCGAACTGCAGGAAACCCGCCTTCTGGAAACGCGGAGCGCCATGGAGGCGATCCAGAAGGTCACCGTAACCATCCAGAACGCGACCGACGCTGTGAACACCACGCTGGCGATCGTGCAGAGGAACCTCAAATGATGGCACTGTGTGACTGGTTCAAGAGGAAATCTGCCCCTAAACCGCGCAGCCGGCCGAGGACGCGGGACGTTGTGATCGTGAGCGAGGTGCCGGCAGCCGAGCTTCCCAACAAATCCCTAGCGGCGGAAAGCAAGCGCGAGCAAACCAACTTCATCCAGGCGATCCTGAACATGGAACGCAAGGCTGCACACCTCAACACGACCCTGGCCGAACTCACACTCAAAAACTTCAATGGAGGCCGCTCGTGAAGCGCATCACCAACAATACCGCGGCCATGGTCGCTCTGATCGGCGTCTTGAGCTTCTGGATCATCCTGCCGCTGTTCGGGCCGGCGATAATGCTCGAAATCGCCTCAAACCTCATGCTTGGGGTCTTCTTCGCCATTATGGTTCGGTGGACAGTACCGGCATACGATGCCATCAAGGACGGCGGGCAGGCGGGCCCGAACTTTCTGTCTGTGGCGATCTTTGGAATTGGTGCCTGCACGGCGTTTTGGCGGCTGTGGACGAACATCATCCGGTGGAGTTCCACCTATGACGGCGTCAAGGTCATTCGTCCGACGTGGGCTGTCGACTCGCCGGTAACAGCGTTTGTCGTCTGGTGCCTTATGATCGCAGGATCTCTCGTTGTTCTTGCCCCAGGCACGGAGCGCGGGATCGTCCCGAAAGGTAACATTTTCTGGCTTCTTACGTCCGTGGGACTCGGATCGTTTGCTGCCGGCGTCATGATCACGCTATCGCTATCGGGACTGTGACGCCGGCCGACGCTGGCTAGATCAGGTTGTTCCCGATCTCCTGAAAAAACCCTGTTTCGACTGCTCCGTATTTTCCGGAACCGACAATGGCCTTACCGACGCGATTCATGAGGGAAGGGTCATTCTGGTTCTGCATGAAACCGACAAGGTCGCTTGCGCGCCTGCGGCCCTCAGCACATCCTTCTCCCCATTCCGTCTTGGCGCAATCCCCATGCCAATAGTCGATCTCCCCGTTTCGAACCTTCACGAAATCAAGGGCTTGCGTCATTTTTACTCGATACATGCACTCACTCCTTTTTGCGTAATTGCTAATTAGGATTATATTCATAAAATGGAGAACAGAGCAAGAACAAAAGTTTCGTTTTCCTTAACCGAGAATGTCGGAGAAGTCATCAATTGAATCGAAAGGCTCGTTCACAAAACCTTCAACTCGGTCGGTGCGAGCGTAATAGACCACACCGCGGTCATCCTCGCAGATCAGGTGATCGGCATTAGGGTGTCGCGTGATTTTCACGGTGACAGGGTTCTGCAGATAGGCGTCGAGCAGAACGATTTTCCGGCCCACCGGCCAGTCGACAGACGGCGTGACCTCGATCTTCCTCATTGGATAGTCTCGGTCTTAAACGGGAGTTCCGGCTGGTCGTCCTCGTCCACCTCTACATATGGCGCGAGCAGGTCACTGGAAACGTCGTCGACCATCGTCATCAGTTCCTCGTGATCATCGATCGTGCTGACTACAGCATACTCGAATTCACCTCGGTCGTCCTGTTCGGTGACGAGGATGGTCACGTGCTTGCCTTGCGCCACCAGGGCGTCCGTCAACGCCTTCAGTTGGGCCGACAGGTCTGTGGCGATGTGGTTCAGCTTATTGTCGTCTTCAAGCACCGAGAATGTCATGAAACGTATCTCCACTATTTGTTGATTTGATCGGCAAAGCTTCGCCGAGGATGTCGTCGAAATCGAACTCCGGTTTTGCGATGTCGAACCGCTTTTCCAGAAATTCGATGTATTCGGGCTCGGCTTCCATGAGAATGCAGTCCATGCCCTCACGCTTCGCCGCTTCGCCTGTGGTGCCGCTGCCGGCGAACGGGTCGAGCACAATGCCGCCAGGTGGCGTGATGTGCCGGATGAGATACTTCATGAGGGCGATCGGCTTGACCGTGGGATGATTGCCGCCAGCGCGATCCGTTTTGCCGGCTTTACCGTGATAGATCAGCGGGTCGGCGTCAGGTCCGAACTGGTGGAAGAACCGTGCTGCGGAACCGCTGTCACCACGGACTGGCGCTGGAACGCGGCCATTGAACTTGCCGTAGATATCCTTCGTGACACCGCTAGGCTCATCGCCGCGCACAGCGCCTTGCTGCCCTTTGGAGTCAGGGAACATCGCAACCACTTCCGGCGAGCCGTCGAGGATCAGATTGGCGGGTCGGCGGGGGTCACCCTTGGCACTTGGGACAGAACAATCCTCAAGATTGAAACCGCCCACGCCGTGCTTCAAAACATTAAGTGGACCTGTCTTTTCGCTGAAAGGCTTCTGACCGAGGTATATGGGTTCCAGAGCAGGCTTCTGTGTTTGCGTGCCATAACCCCACCCCTCGTAACCGGGAACGCCTTTTAAATTGGTAGGCTTCGGCATTCCAGATCCAAAACACCAACCGTGCATAGGATGCATGATAAAACCTGCAAGTTCCATGGCGGCTGCCTGCCAGTGGCCAGTGCGAGATCCGGAGAAGGCGAATATGCAGCCGCCTGGTTTTAGAACTCTGAAAGCTTCTTTGGCCCAACGATAGTGGAAAAGGAATTCGGGCTTATAGAGGCTTCCGAAACGCTTCACCATCATCAATTGGTCACGATAGAAAGACACGTCTTCCCATGAGGATTTCGGTTCGTGATTGACCCATGCATCAAGTGCATGACACCAAATCTCAAAGTCACGAGCCTTTTTTGCGCGCAATGGAAATACGCTTAGAGCCGCCCGTAGAACCTGACAATGTGCTTTCGAGCTAATGCAGAAGCGCGCTTGGCTATTGGCGTTGTCACGCGCTGGCCGATGAGCCAAGGAGCCTATGCCGCCGAGTTGGCGCTGCATCTCCACGAGAATGTCTTTGTCATCAGAGCGGAGGGTTATTGAAAATTGGCAGTCGTAGGTCTCACAGTTGTTTACCAGTTTCCGATGCACATGAAAACATCCTTCCCCGTCAATCAAGCCTGCCATGTAATGACCGAAGTCAGAACTCAATGGCGGCAATTCCACTCTTGGAGAGTCCCACTGTTTGTTCATGAAACCAGCCGAAAGGCGTGCAAAAGAACCGTCATTACCAGAAGTCTTGGCTGGCGCAGAACCTTCTTTTCCAAAGCGCTTGACGATGCTTGTGAGCATATACGGCGGGTCTGTCACCACGCTATGCACGCTGTTTTCCGCCATCCCTCTCATTGAAAGAATGTTATCGCCGGGGTGCAGGGTGATTGTCGTCATCGAAATTCCTAAATGTCTTCGAGCAGATCAGCCATAGGATCGCTCGATGTTAGTTCAGGTGCGCCCGCACTTCCTCGGCGCAGATTGTCTCTCAGCAGCCAAAGCAGCTTTTCGGATGGACGCGCTTCGGCAGAAAGCTGGTCGACAGTGAATGAACTGTGATCGCGACCCATGCTCACCAGAATGCCGGGGCTGCTGACAGCCGCACCATTGAAGATGCGAACCGAGTGCCAGTCGCCGCTTGTCATGGCCTCATCCAGCAGGGACACCAGTTCTTCAGCCGAGAACGTCATCGAACGGCTCCTTGGGCTTTAGCTGCTTGCGTCGGTCTGGCTTCACGTTTTCCGGCAGCAACTCGATCGCGCTGTCAATGCAATCGTCGATGTCCTCGCCGCCGAGTATTCCTTCAAGGAAGCCTTGCCGCGCATTGCGAATGGCACGAATGGCGTCTTCCAACGCTTCGACCTTGGCGCTCATGATCGAGAACGTGATGGACTTTTGAAAATCAGCGCTCATCCGAGGACATCCGAAAAATCTGGTTCAGGTTTCAGTTGAGCGAGGATGTGCGCTTCTGCGGCAGCCAGACTAGGCGCCATGTAGGCACTGTATGTCTTCCGCTCCGTCTTCCGCCAAGCCGTGATCGTGACAGCCTTCGACAGGTCGAACGAAATGTGGGTAAACCCGCTGTCTCTCAAACGCTCGACGAAAGAGGGGGTCATTTCTGCACCCAACCAAAGAACAGTTTCGCTGCAACAAAAGCCGCGTTCAGAAGCGTGACCCGTCGCAAGACAGAAAGATAATCCTCATGAACTGGTAGCGAGATGGTCAGCACCGCGGCGATCAAAGCCGAGAGCAAAAGGATTACTGCCACGAGCGCACCGATATCGATTGTGACGAGAAGTGCCCGTTTCCAGAACGGCTGTGCCATCACAGGCGCCCCTCTTTAAACGCCACACCCTTCGGTGTGATGACCAGGCAGCCGGAACGCCCATTGTCGAACCTGCGAGCCCACTTGGCGTAGCCCATGGCGACGAGGTGATCTGCCGGCGAGTAAGCCGTGGATTTGAACACGCCCTTGCTGCCGGCCGAGCGCAGTTCGGTGAGCAGAACGGCTTGGGGTTGGGAGAGACGGATTGTCATCGGTCACTCCATCCCGAGCGCAGCCATATAGGTCTGCAGAATGGTTTCTTCCTCGATCCGCTCGTTCGCATCTTTCTTGCGCAGGCGGATGATGGTGCGGATTGCCTTGGTGTCGTAGCCGCGACCCTTGGCTTCTCCGAGCACATCCTTGATGTCGCCCTGGATGGCGGCCTTTTCTTCTTCCAGCCTTTCGACCCGCTCGACGAACTGGCGAAGCTCGGCGGCAGCAACCGTCTCCGTCGTGCCCATGATGTCGTCTTCATCGCCGCTGTTGTGACCGATCTTAGCCATCCGCCATGATCCCTTCGATTGCTGTTACGATCTGCGAGATCGGCGTCTTCACGTCGAACGCACCGTCGTTGATCTCGATGTTGAATTCATCTTCGAGCAGGATCGCCAACTCGATGTCGTCCAGGCTGTCGCCGCCGAGACTGTCGATCGACGCATCTGGCGTGATCAGGTCGGCCGGGAACTGCTGGCAGTTGACCATCGTGTTCTTGATGCGCTCGAAAACCCTGTTATCGACCATCGGGACGACCCTCCGCGGACTTGACGGCAGCCGGTGGATTGGCCTTGCCGCTGAACCGGTTCACGGCGCGCACGGCTTTCGGAAACTCGCGCTCGACGAACTTCTGGCATTCCGCATCCAGATGACTTTCCGTCACGATGCGCTGGTAGATGGGCTGATCCATCGCCCGACTCCTTTTTGTGGTGTTAGTCAACTATATGTTGATTATTTGCTTAGCGCAAGACGCCAGTGCGCCCCGGAAACAGCTTTTTCAGAAAAGCGCCAGCCTTGTGCGATAATTCCTGGACGGTGCCGTTGTTCGGATAGACTTCGTCATAGAAGCCCTCGCGCCAAACATCCCGATCCGATGCGTTACTGTTTTCCTCAACGTCACCGCGATCAGATTCGATGAAGATTTTCGTCACGTCGTGGAAATCGAATTGCGCCAGCAGAGCGATCGTTTGCTCTATTATCTCGGGTTCGCGCATATGGACGACGAAAATGTGAGCGGAATCCAAGTCCGCATCGAGGGCGCGCATGCAAACCCACTTCGATCGAAACTGGAACCTGTTCTGCAGAACATCTCCGATCTCCGACATGGCGGCACGCAACTCAGGTGTCTTCTGGTTGATGTCGATACCCATGGAGGCCAGCGCCTCGCGCACAGGGTCGATAGATGAAACTGCCTGAACACGGATTTTGTGGAAGCGAGCAGAAGACTCCAGGTATCCGACGAACGTGTCCTTGCCGGCTCGCTTCTTGCCATTGATAAAGACAATCTTCATGACTTCTCCGTTTTGATGATCACCACGCAGTCGTCGCCCTTGAATCCGGCAATGACGTTCGGCGATGCGAGTTTGCTGGTTTGAATGTGGAGGCGACCACCGGCAGCCTCGTTGATCCGATCTGCATCACTGACGCGAGAAGGATGCACGTAGAGCGTGGTGGCGCCATTGAGGGGGTCCGAAACCGGTGGAATGGACTCCATGAGGTCGAGCAGCCGGTCTGCCGTCCATGGTTCATCCGGCTGCGCATTGGTCAGGGTGGCGTTGCGATCGTAGGTCATTTCGACACTGCGGCCCGGATGACAGGGTGCGGGTCGTAGTTTTCCAGCACAAAGTCATCAACCCCATAGTCGTCCTTCACCAGGATCGATTGGCCGAAGTCCATGATCTTGAGGGTTGGCAGCCGGCGTGGTTCTCTATCGACCTGCTCCCATGCCTGATTTACGTGGTTGGCGTAGAGGTGGAGATCGCCAAATGTGTGGATGAAGTCACCGACCTCAAGCCCTGTTTCTCGCGCCACGAGATGGGTCAGCAGTGCGTAACTGGCGATGTTGAAGGGTACGCCCAAGAACCAGTCGGCGGATCTCTGATAAAGTTGACAAGAGAGTTTACCCTTGGCGACATGGAACTGAAACAGGCAGTGGCATGGGGGTAATGCCATGTTTTCGATTTCGGCCGGATTCCATGCAGTCACGATATGCCGGCGACCGTGAGGGTCATTCTTGATGCCGTCGATGAGATCGGTGATCTGGTCCTTATGGGAAATGATCACACCGTCATCGCTAGTACCTTCGATGACATGCGCGCCGTACCAATTGCGCCACTGTGCCCCGTACACCGGCCCGAGTTCGCCTTTTTCGTCAGCCCATTCATCCCAAATAGTGACGCCGTGATCATGCAAGAACTTGATGTTCGTGTCGCCGCGCAGGAACCATAAAAGTTCAACGAGGATCGAGTGGAAGTGAACTTTCTTGGTGGTCAACAGCGGAAATCCTTCGGCCAGATTGAAGCGCATCTGGTGACCGAACAGACCGTAGGTGCCACCATTCCGGCCTTCTCGGTAGATACCGTTGACCAGGAGATTTCGCAGCGTGCTGATGTACTGGTTGTCGACGTTATTCATCAGGGTTGTCCTTCAACAAATGGTTGATTTTACGCGCAGCCGTCTTCGCCCACGCGGTTGGCACGCCATTCCGCCAGCTTGTCGGGAGCGAATGTGGAGTTTTCCAAGATCGACTCCGGCTTGTCGTCGATCCAAATCTGCGGGACAAACCCTTCGCCGTGGTGCGACAGATACCATCTCTTGGCAACGCCACGGCAGTAGATGACCGGCAGCCGCATTTCGAGAGCGATTAGAGCAGGGGTTCGGTCATGACGGTCATCACGAGCGGTCACAATGCGGATGTCATGTCCAAAAACCTGTGTCGCCATTTCGATGAATGCATCCCACATGGTCGGATCGGCCGTGTAGGTGGAATCGTAGTCGAGGGCGATGTTCATGCCAGCACCTCAAAGAACAGTGCGGCAGCATATGCGACTTTGCAGCCGATGTGGATGAACTGATCGGTATTGTATCCGAAACTGCCGCGGCACTTTTCGTAATCAGTCCAGGTGTGGAGGACCAATTCGGCCGTGAACAAGATCCAGCTTCCGGTGATGAGTTGGACAGCCGTTGCGTGAATGAGGGCGTGCCCGAACAATGTCAGCGGCCAGATCGTTTCGCCAAGCACGAGATCGAGCTTCAGGTTTTTCGCTCTGCTCATCCAGTCGCCCTGCAGGGCGTAGTCAAAAAGGAAGTGAGCGGCGACGAGGTATATGAGGATCGCCATACCGATCACCACTTCTTGCCGTTGGCTTGCGCACGGGCTTCGTAGGTGTGGTCTTGCCGCTGCTGGTTATAGGCGAGCTTCTCGCCGATGGCGGCGAACAAGTCGTACCGGTGAAGTGTGCAATACTGCTCGATCAGATGAAGTGCACCATTGAGCCATCGTGCGACATTGGCAGTATTTCCCTTCCGCTCGCACTCCATTGCTTTGCTGAGATGCATGTGGATGATGGCGTGCTGCGCGAGCTTACCTTCATCCGAGGTATTGTAGAAATAGCGGCGGCAGCCGGGAAATACGGTAATCTCGGCCGATTCCAGGTCGTGCCCAAAACCTTCCGCATAATCGAGAACGCGGATGTAGGTGTCACCCATCTCCACCTCGTCCATCCGGCGATGCGGAAGCTTGTCGTCCATGGCGTTGGTGAGGGCACCTTCGGTTGCTTCGGACACCTCAGAATGAAACAGGCAGATAAGTTCACCCTTGTTACGGTCGAGCCGGTTGCCGGCCTCGTCGTGCCACCAACGGTGGTTCAGGGCATGGATGCGCTTCTGCATTTCTCGGATGTTGGAGATCATTTTCAGAGCTTTCTCTACAAATGGTTGATTTTTACTCGACGTCAAAATTCCGAAGAACTGTCAGTCGATCTAAGACGTCGTCCGCGGTGAAGCGCTCATACAGGCCGTTGAGGTCGGGAGCCTTGTCCGATTGCATGAAGGTGAGCGTCGGTTGGTCGACTGGCACAACGTCTTCGTACTGATCGAGGATGATGATCACCTGATCCGAGTGCATACGGATGGTGTGAAATTCGTCTGCCTTCATGCGGTATTGTTCGCCGGGACGGTAACCGGTGCGCTGGATCTCGAAAAGTTTCGTCTCTCGTTTCCAGGTGAAACCGTCGCCGCCGTTGAGCGGGGTGCGCCACTCGAACTGCTGGTAAACTGAGCCGTAGCTACTCTCGATGTATTCCGAGTTCGACATCGTCCCACAAATAACGGTCGTATCGAAGTGGTAGCGATGATCGTGCGGGTTAACCACGTCGGGTAGCTTCGTCACATCACCGTTCAGGAAGTAGGCCTTCCGTGTGTGCTCCGGCGTTCGTTTCAGGCAGATATAGTCCAGCCCCTTCGCGTGGAAGTTCTTGAAGCTATTGTCGATGATCATCTGAATTCGTTGCTCATCCATGGTCAGGGTTCCTTGGTGGCGGGTTGGGAATCCGGCATCTCTGACCTGCCGGTGACCGAAACCGTCACTCAGTTCATGCGCATGAAGGGGAGGGTGGCATCCGGAACCATGGTGGTGGGCAGTGCGCCGTTCCATTTTTCCGCTTTGGTGAGTTCGACCAGGTTGGGGCTCGATGCCAGTGCGTCAGATTTCGCCTTGATAGCGGCCGCCTCGGCTTCACCGTTCAATCGTACAGCTTCTGCATTTGCTTTGGCGGTGGCGACCTGGCTGTCAGCCTGCGCTTGAGCCTGTGTGACCGCGATCTCGGCGATCACCTTTTCGCGTGCAAGCTTCTGCTTTTCGGTCTGCACCAGCATTTCCGCTTTGGCGCGATCTTCGGCTGCCTGCTCGACGGCGTCGGAGAAGTCGATATTCTCGATGTTTACGCCTTCAATCTTGATCAAAGGTTCGCCGAGCGTGGCAATGGTCGCGCTAACCTCAGTATTCAGCCGGCCGCGCTCGCGGATAGCGGTGTCAGCCGTGAATGTGCCGAATACGTTTTTGATCTGCTCGCGAACCTGACGCTTCAGGGCGCGGGTCTCGATGCCGTCGAGAGTCTGAAATTCACGATATAGAGTGGTGATCTCTGCATCTGTGGGCGTGGCCGCATAGTTGACCGAGAACGTTACGGTCGCAGTCTGCCGGTCTGCTGTGTAAACCGGCTCGTCCTTGAACTCGATCGCCTGGGTGCGAACACTGATGATATGCGCGTCGGTGATGAATGGAGCCTTCCAGTGGAATCCAGGCGCCGATACACCGGAGACCTTGCCTTGGCTGACCACAACGGCGCGCTCGCCCTCATCGACGGTGTAAAATGATCCGCCGAGGACGGAAGCGGCGACAATGGCTATCAGACCAAAGAAAACAGTTTTGACGATAGACGCAGGGTTCATTCTGTTTTGCCCCTCCTTGGGCGACGGTTATTCCGCTTGATGCGGACATTGTTGAGCAACCAGGTTGCGCCGATTGCGATCAGAGTGACGACGACACAAGCGCCGATAAGCCTGAGTGCCATTTCGATATCCACAAATAGGTGACTTGTTGGTTAAGCGGTAACCTTTTTGGCGCGGGGCCTCTTCGTCTTCGCGGGAACGCCGGCATGCTCCGACAGCAGCTTCGCCACGTGGTCAGGCGAAACGTAGCCAATACCGATCAGGCCAAGATCGCGAGCCTTGTGCAGATTGGCGTGATAGGTGGCGGTTGCTTCATTTGCGCGCTCAACCCGTTCTGCCTTGCGCTCGGCCCGCGTCTTGCCACCGACAGTGCGCACCGGCTTGCCGGGATAGAGGCGGAAACCCTTGCCGCGTGTGATCTGCGCGATGGTGGTCAGGCGACGATCGATCGCAGCGGCATCGCCGAGCGGTGCGCCGAAGCGGAATGTGCTGACGAAATCACCGCCTGCCAATTTGTTGAAGACGTTCATGCTGTTTCCTTTCAGGGTTTGATTGGTTAAATCAACAAATAGTTGATTATAAAAACGCGGTCAAGCAGATATTTTGTCCGTCCGGAAGAACCTCAATGTGGCTTCCAGCGCCTGTGAATTGTTCGTCACGGTCAGGTTGGTTTTACCGACGAAGAAGTCGCAATCACTGTTCTTTTCGCGAGCCGGAATTGGTTTGTGATCACTGAAACGGACCTTAAATTTGCGCTCGCCTTCCATGACCGTCACGTATTTCGAGTTGGTGTGCTTTGCCTCATAGAGCAGCACATCGAAACCACGCTGCAACATCTCTCCACAGAACCACACCCACCGTTGAATTGAATAGCCGGCGCGAACAGATCGCATTGCACGATCATACAGAAATTCCGCAGTGACCTTCAGATTTTTGGCTTTCATCACCACAGATCCTCTGAAAACAATTGCGTTGGATGTGTGTCGCGGATGGTCGGCTGCCTGTTTCTGCGCACGAGTGCCTTGGCGGCTACCCTGTTGGCAAAACGGCCTCGATCTGTCAGAAACCCTTGCTCACATGCGAGCGCTGCGTCTTCATGCATCTGGCTCAACGGGATCAACACGTCACTGTGCCGACCAGGTGCGGGAACAGAGAAAATGAGACCGCGATAATCGGGGCACTTCGGATCAAGTTTTTCTGGCTTATAGAAAACAGCGGCAGCAACGATCTTTTCCATCACTTCTTACCCCTGAATATGAACGCCAGCGTGTCGAATCCACGTGAAATTACCTGCACGCCGAAGAACGAAAGCAGGATTGCCCCCTCCCATTCGTCCATGGGACTCGGGAACTTCGGTACGCCCCAACCGAACCGAAAAACGGTATCGAGCCCGACCGCCCACAGGTGGATCACGAAGGGGAGGGCGATGAGGAACGTGATGGTGCGCATTTCCCAAAACCCTGCGGTCGCCAGTCGGATTTCCTTGGCGTTCTGCCGCACTTCGAGATCGGCTTCGATCTGCCTGACGGCGAACTCGGCGGCCAGTTTCTGCGCGGCGCCATCGGCCTGCAGTTTCTTTTCGTACAAGCCGGTCAGACGGTCGAGCACGGAGCCGGTGAGCAGTTTGACGATCCAGGCGATCATTTGGCGTTCCGATCGTTCTTTCTCGCCCAAGCCAGAAAGTGCTCAACCTGGGATTTGCTCTTGTATTCCCCGAACCGGCTGTACATGGGCACGCCGTTCTCGTCGGCATAGGAGACATTGGTGAACACGTTACTTCCGCGTTCTTCATAGGTGATCTTCATCTCAAGTTCTCCATAGCTCCATAGCTTCCCAGGCTTCCAGTTGCAGGCGAATATCCCGTGCGGCGTCTTGCGCGATGCGGGTGAGCGAGGGGAACTTCTCATTGTTGACGCGGGAGAGAGGGTCCAAGCGGACCCAAGCCCGTAGTCTGGTGTCAGGGTCGTCCGATCGGGCGAACTGCCGGCCGGAACTGGCGCCGCACCAGACGTAATAGGCTTGCAGTTCGAGTGCATGTTTGGACTTGCTAGTGATTGGGAGGTTCATCGCAGCAACCCCGCGGTTCGCATCCTGTCGAAATCATCACGAAAGGACTTCGCCACTTTGCGCTTTGCGTCCTCGATTTTTTCTGCGGTTCGCAGATGTGGAACAGGTTCAACGCGGTGGATGTCATCGATCATCGTCTGCATGTCGGCAGTGCGTGGTTGCCGTGGCGTGATGATCGTTATGAGGAAGTCATTGAAGATCCTCGTCACTACCGGTTCCAACTCCTTGCGCTGCCGAAAAACCCGCGCTCGTTGCTGCTCAAATGAGATTGCTACGGCACGGGCTGTTGAGCGAACCCCCTCGGAACGCAAAAGGTCCTCACGAATGCCCATGGACCGGCCGATTTGATCGGTCATATCGCGCATATAATCGACGATGTTCATCGCACCTTCACCTCATGCATCAGCTTCCAGTGGGTGTTACAGTAGGACCGCCCTTCGAGATTGCCCTGGCCGCAACACGGCGTCTCGGGACCGCTGACAGCCTCAAAGCGTTCGAGGGGAAAATGGCACTGACTGCCTGAGAGCTTCCAGTATGGCACCGGTTCCGTGCCCTCGATCTGGTATTGCGTGAAGTCGTAGCGCTCGGACGCCTGGGTGCTTACGAACGACGTGGCGACCTCAGGCGCTCCGACCGGCTTTGGCGGTTTGCGGCTCCCCGATCTAACCGGAAACCGATCACGATAGTTGCGATAGATCACGGCGTTCGCCTGGCTGGTCGGAACGTTGAGGTTTTCCGCAATCTCGCGGACCGATCGGCCTTCCTTCCAGAGAGCAACCGCCTTGTCGATGCTCTGCTCGCTCCATTCAATTCGCTGAACCGGAGCCCGTGACCGGTTCTCGAACTTTTCCCGGTTGCGCAGGATCATGCCTGAGATGGTGCTGCGGCTGACATCGAAATGCCTCGCGAGATCGGTGACGGACTTGCCGCTGGCCCACAGGCTGCTCGCCGTGGCAACACTTCGATCATCCCATTTGATGCGGTTCTGCGTACCCATGTTTCTTCCTTACCTTCGATTTCGATAATCAACTATTTGTGGATATTGTCAAGATGGAGCGGACTGTCTTGACTCTTTACTGGCCTTGCGAACAAAATAAGAACATGAAACACCGCCGCAGCATAAACCTTGTTCCGGATTCCTTTCGCGTCATCTACGAAGGGACGGTCAGCCGCGACCTCTATCCAACTCTCGATTCCTATCCCGAGTGGTACGTGTTCGGCGGGCGGTGTTCACGTTGCGAACGGGAAGGGTGGCTCGACCGCAATGACCTAATGCGGCGCTTCGGATCGGGCATTTATCTCACTCACCTGCGGCAGAAACTGCGATGCATGAAGTGCGGCAACAAAGGGAACAACAACTGGATCATCGGGAAATTGGCTCGGGACTGACGGCTCAGTCGTCGTGCCGGCTGACGACCATGCGTTGGATATCGTCTTCCGATACTCCCAGTTTGCCGATCTGATCTGCCAGTGCGCTTGCAGCCACCCTGGCAGTACCGTCCCACGCCATGTGGCAGAGTTGGGCTTCGCGTTCTGCGGCTGCCAGGCCGAGCCGGTAACCCTCGTGAAGCCCCTTGCGGTAGATCGCGTTCTTCCTGCGGATCTGGCGGTCTTTATCGCTCAATCCGGCTTGTCCTGCTTTGCGGGTGCTGCGGGGAGTTCGAAGACGCCAAACCCTTCCCGCTGTAGAGAATTGAGAAGGTTGAGACCTCGATCTATCCAATCGCCGCCAGAGTGAATATCTGAACAAGCACGTCCAAGCTTGTAAGCTTCGATATTCCCCGGCTGATGCTCATACGTGTAAGCCCTGCGCTCCTCCGGTCGGTCGTATGCTCTGCCGTAGGTGCCAAGTTTTATGATGGAACCCGCCACGTCCTGCACCTGTGCGGACAGGGCGGAGCGAATGCGGGCCTCATAGTCGGCTTGAGCATCGGCTTGCAATCTGTCACGCAGTTTATGAGGAACGTCAGCATGGCGCGCGTACGGTTGCCCATCCACATCACGATGACCAGCCACAGAAACGCGAACCCGCCCCCAAGGAGTATCGGCGGACCACTCCACTATATTATCATCGAAGCCGCCCCAATTCTCGCGCCACTCCAAAGCCTTCACGGCCACGGATGGCGCGGGAGGAGCAGCACCCACGCAATGCTTCATCACCAGTTCAATGATGTCGTTGCGGTCCACGTCATAACGCTCGCCGTTGAACCAGCCGGCCAGCATCTCATCGACGCTTTGTTTGATCTCGTCTCTGTTTGTCATAGTCCACCATAAATCCTGATTGATGTTTCTTGCTGCTCTCGATCGCCCACGCTGGCCCCCAAAACCCGCCCTCGGCCTTCACGAGTGATCGCTTGGGAATCCACACCTCATGCCCGTAATATTCGAACAGGTAGGCTCGATGTGTGGAGTTGAGGCACCGGCCGAGCCCACGGTAACCGGCCGGCACTTCGTCGAGTTCTCTGGCTACCACCTGATGATCGGGGATCATGAAAATCACCTTTTAGTTGATTTAGTGGCCAAGAACCTTGTTGCCGCGCTCAACTTCGCTGAGGTAGGCCCTAAGGTTTTCAACAGTTTCAGCTTTGGTTCTTCCGGTCGCGATGCATTTCTGCCCGCACCATACTACCCACTCGCGGTAAGACCGTTTCAGCCGCAGGTGCGAACCCTTCCATTCGATGGTATTGCCCTTGATGCGCATAAATCACCTCTTGGTTGACTTTATGGTCAGCCGCAAACCGACAAACCGTTTTGCCTCGATCCCAAAGCCGAGCTTCTGAAGCGTTTTCCTCAGCTTCGAGACATGCGATGAGATCGCAGTATCACTCTTTGGAATGGCCTCACCCACGTCGTCCCACATCCACTGTTCCAGATCGGCTGCGGTGACAAAGCGCGGATACGATGAGACCAGTGCATCGAGCACGGCACGCTGCTTTCTCTGCAATTCGAGCGCATCTAGCTCGTTGATCACTTCCATCGGAAGGCTCGAATTGAGCGGTCTCTGGCAGTGCGGGCACAGTCTCGACATGGAAATCACTCTTTTGTTGATTTAAATGTCAAGCCCGTGTTCTTCAGCGAGTTTGATTGCCGCCACCGCGTTCTGCCAGGCTTCGACAAGAGTCTTTCCACGGCCACCAGTTAGCATCCCACCATTTTGAATGCGCTGGAAATCGACGGACCACGCGCCACCGGGATGGTCTGAGGGGGCCACCGTCTGTCCTGCAAACCGGTGCGGGGTGTGCTCGTGCTTGCACTCGTGGAGATACCAACCTTCCGGCGCCACGAGATGGACGACATCCTCGCCGGATGCACACGCCATCGCCGCATGGACCTTCTTGGCGATGTAATGGGACGGTGGAATCACGGCCACGGGGTTATTATCACGCCATTCCCGAACTGCTGCTCTGATAGCTTCGTCGATCGTCTGCACCGATGGGATATCTGCCCGCGACCGCTGCTTCAGGACTTCGAAAAGCACCTTCTCGCCGGCCCTGGAAATGGGTGCGCCGATCTTCCCGTATGGGCTCACATGTTCCGGCTTGCCGTATCCGAGCAGACCGGCGAGCCACAACCAGGCTTTCTCGCTCATCCGGGGAAGATCATGCGCAATAGCCTTGTCGAGCTTCGATTGAGCGCCCGCTCCGAAGACGACCAGCGTGGTGTTCGAATGGACGCTGCCGGAAACCTTGGCACCGAGAGCTTCCGCAATCCCTTTGTGCGTATCGACGGGCATGTTCATGCTGCCGGTGAAGCAGATGGTCACGCCTTCGAGTGGTAGACCGCTCAGACCCCCTTTGGGTTTTTCGGAATCCGGAATCCTTTTTTCAGATTCGTTTTTGGGAATTTTTTCAAACGCCGATTTCAGCGCACGGATCGCAGGCCCGTAAACTTGACGTTCCCATTTCGGTCTCTCGACGTTGCGGCAACCCCACGCCTCTCTCGGCTCCATATCAATGGCGTCAATGAGGTTCTTTGCGAGTTCTATAATCTCACCCACCGGCACGAACTCGATCTCATACTGCGCCTTGAAGCCAGCCGTCAGTATCGCATTCACGAAATGCTCGTAGGCAGGGTCGGCCTTGATGCCGGCGTCCATTGCGGCCTTGGTGACGTGGGGCGGGATGGTGGCTTGGCCGAGCTTGGAGAAGTCGCCGAGCTTGGAGAAGTCGCCGTATGTCTTGGACATCGTCAACTTGATTGCGTCTTTCGGCATCACGCGGACGATGTCATTCGGGAACTCGTATTCCGAAAGCAGAACTTTGCCGGATGACGACCAGGACAAACCGTTTGGGCCCCTCCACTGGTATAGAGGGTCTGCGTTTTCATCCTTCGTAAGGGGCCCGACCACGTCACCCTTCCGGAGATGGACGTAACACCCCTCGTAAATTCCCAACTCACTCATCGCCGACTCCTCGGGCTCGCGTTCAATCTTTAATCCGATAATCAACATTTTGTTGATAAAGTCAATGCGAAAATCCACAAACAGTTGTTGCGCTCGATCCGGTTTCTGGTATGTTGCTCGTGTCTCGGAAGGCAGGTCCCCGCCTCCTATCACCATGACCCCTCAGAACGCCTCGTTTCGGTTTTCGCCGGCACGGGGCGTTTGAGTTTTCCGAGCCGTGGATCTATTTGGAATTTTAGGGTCGCGGATCATTTTGGAGATTTAGGGTCAAAACGGGAAATCGGGCCGGCCGCCTGGTCGCAAAGCCTCCACGTCGTCGATCGGGAATGGTTGCCGTCGCTCTCGAACCGTGATTTTCGGCCAAAACGGCGGGCTCCGTCCTGTCAAAATCCCCTCATATCTGTCGCTGGCAACACCAAGAAAACGCTTTCACGGGTTGCGAGTCCGGTTATGGCGCAAATGCGGGAATCGCGCTGTGCGGCCTTCTACGGCGGGTTTTGCAGATATGGGGATTCCGGCTGAAAACGGAACCGAAAAGGCTGTACCGTGGGCAGATAAAAATCAGGTCTACGGACAACAAAAAGCCCGCTCTAAGGCGGGCCATTGTGCTGCAGGTTATTGGCGGTCAAGTGTCGTCTGATATACCACGCTCTTTTTCAATTTTGCGAATCGCTATTCGTTTTGCAGCATAAAGCCAGCCTTCATTCCAAAGGTCTTTTCTAGAAAAACTATGAGCGGAACTGTAAGGGTTAGCGCTGCGAGATTTACCGTCATAGGCAGCATTCGCGCCCTCAATCCATGCATCATCCATATTCATCACTCCTTATGACGATCCATCGGCTTTCCCGTTTCCTTGTTCCAGCCATAACCGCACGACTCCGGCCTGCCGTCATAGGTTCCCATGAAAATGCTATATGACAGTGACCGACGCCACGCGGCAAACCATGAGTCGTGGTACGTTCCATCGCTGGCAGGGTGTTTCACTTGTCCGTTGATAATCATTCCGCGCTCTCTTTCGTCCAATCTAACCCGATACGTTTTGCGCAATCCATGCCCACGGGCAGAACTGCAAAAGCGAATTCAACAGGATTCGAAAATCTGGCCTTTTCCCAATCGTCCGGATGAACTGCAGACATGGTTTCGAATTCATAGCAGATATATCGGCGCGGCTTGCCTTCCTTTATATCCCTTTCACAGCGTGCACAAAACACGTTCGTTGCAGGCGGTCTAGTGAAGTCGGGATTGATGAATCTAACCCTATAGGTCATTTCCCTCACCCCCTCAAAACACCAGCGATTGCCACGGCAAAACCGATTGCTGCAAGCTTGCCGATTGTACCGGCCGCCCATGCCCATACAAGCCCATATGACACAAACCCGCCTGCTACCAGGATCACAAGTAACAGCGCAATCTCTGGCTTGCCCATGCGCGCCCATTGCGGCTTTTCGGCCATGGGTTCAACTGTGACCGGCGCGGCGGGTTTCTCGTCGTCCGTCAACGCGCCTAGCGGGCATTCCGGCAAGTCGATTTGAACAAGGCCATGATTAACCGGCCTGCCGTCTTGTGTGAGACCGGAAACGTGCGCTTGCCCGATACGATAGGCACGATCATGCACAATCTGGAATGCCAGTTGTTCCCGAATGGCGTGCGGCACGTCGTCGGGGGATTGCGTGACGAAATAGACGCCAACGCCTTTGGAGCGGATGAGGCGCACGGTTTGCTCAATCCGCCGCAACAGGGCAGGGTTGATCTCACTGAAAAGCAAGTGTGCCTCATCAAAGAACATGACGAGTCGCGGCTTATCCATGTCGCCTATTTCCGGCAGGCGTTCCCATAGCTCCGTTAGAAGCCATAGCAGGAAGGCCGCGTAAACCCGTGGCGAGTTAATGAGGCGTTCGGCCTGCAGGATGGAAACTTGACCGCGTCGGTCTGTTACTAAGGTGATATCCGGCGAACGTGGACGACCGTGAAATGCGTTAGCGAAGTTGGGCAACTGCACTTTTTCTTCTATCGTTTCCAGCAATGCCGCCACGTCGAATTGCGGATTGCCGAAAAAGGCGTTGCCGCCTTGTGTTTCCAGGCGCAACAGGGCGCGCATAATCACGCCAACGCTTGCTTTCGATATCTGGCCATACTGCCGATTCACATAATCCGAGTCCTCAGAAATGGCAGAAAGCAATTGCCGCAGATCGGCAATCGTGGCCAGCGGTGCGCCGCTATCGCGGGCATAAGCAAACGCTATTTCGAGCACGCCGGATTGTGTATCCGTCAATTCCAGGGCACGCGCCATTAAGTCCGCACCCATGGCGGAAATGGCCGCTTTGAGCGGCTTTCCGGTTTGCCCGAAAACGTCAAGAAACTGAGTAGGGCAGGATCGCGAAAGAGCGGCAATGTCGCCTTTCACGTCACTGATAAAGACTGGCACGCCTGCCTTGCTGAATTGCTCAGTGAGGCGTTGCAGTGAGACGGTTTTGCCGGTTCCGGTTTGGCCGGTTATGAGGCCATGCCGGTTTGCCTTATTGAGCGGGATTCCGGTTTTTGTGTTGAGCATGGCGTGTGTCATTCGAAAAATTCCCCTGTTGGGGCAATGAAAAGTCGCGCATTTGCCTTAGGATTTTGCCGTCTCAACAGACGATCTCCCTCAATTCGTGCGACCACTTCACCTACACAAATCTTTTCAGCTAGAAGGCGGTTAGCGTCATCAAAAACACGCGCAGCCCACTTTTCAATTTTCGTCATCACTGACTCCCGTGTGAAATTAGGAAGGGCGCGCCGTGGAACGCGCCTAACCAAACGTCACCGCTTCAGGCGTCATTCCGCACAAGGTTGATTGCTATTTCGCCGTCTTGCGTAAGCACGTATCCCTTGCCGTTTTTATCTGTCCGCAAGCGCAACCAACGGCCGAAAAGCTTGACCTGATAGTGACCGGCAGGGGAAGGGCGTAAACGCACGTCAACACGTTCTGTCCGCATTGGTTCGCCCGCCTTGCCGTGTTGCGCATACGCTTCAAATCTTGGATCGAATGACATGTTTTCATCTCCACAAAAGGTTGACTATTCAGGCGTAAATCTGCCCGTCATCGCCGACATACAAATCGACGTTGCCGAATTCCTTACTTGCCTCAGTGAGCGCGCTCGCTGCCGGTTCCGGCCAGTCACCATCCCAAAAGCCCGCACCGTGGCCGCAACGGGTTAGCCAAAAATCGTGACCTGCCATGGCGGCTTCACGTGCGGCTTGTGTTCCATAGTCGCCGTCAGTAGCCCATGGTGCACCATCGCAATGGATATGCGCTTTGTTTGCGTCATAGAAACGTGCGCAATCTGCAAGCATGGATTCGAGCGTGGCGGGCGCTAGATCGCTGATATCATAGTTGCGATCCATTGGTTCCCAATCATCCGGATTGGCATTTGTTGCCCAAAAGGCAGTGCCGACATAGGAGCGGAAAAAGTGCCATTCGGCGCTGTGACCGGAAACCGGACTATCGGCGCGCATTGCTTCAAGAGTGGTTGTCATGTCAGATGTCCCCTTTTTCGATAAGGCGGCGGATGTAGGCAGCGAAGTATCGCCCACGACTCCCGTTTGAGTTTTTGGGCTGGCGGTATTTCACCGAGTCGGCCGCACGAATGACGGCTTCTTTGCTGGCCGTGCTCATAGCGTGGAAATCTTCGAGCGGATTGAAACCGAATGTCGACGCCAACGTGCGGGCCTGCCAATAATCGAGTCTTTTCATGTTGATAAATCCCCAAATAGTTGACTTATAGGTCAATAATCTTGCGCGGCTTCCCGCAATTCAGACAGGATGGCCTCGCCCAACCCCGCCCGAAGCTTCAACGCGATTTCTAGGCATTCCCGATAGGTGGACTCTGCTTTGCGCGAGTCCGTGTCATATCCTAAATCAGCCGCCCAATCTTCAAAGCCGCCGCTATCGAGAACGCTTGCATCCATGATGAGGGAATGCACAACGTCCGTAACTTTGGGCTCAATCGGTTCACCCTTTGCTTTGCGCTTGAAGACGTTTTCAGGACCGCGACCCCATGGATCGATTTCCATAGGGAAACCCGACTCACATTCCGCCGCTGCAATCGCTTCCCGATACTGATTAAGCCGTTCTGCAGGGGTTGCCGTGCGATACATGCTTGTCGTGCCGGGGTAAGGCTTGCCGCTTGCATTGCGGTAACTGTGAGCCTGAAAATGCGTTGGCGCGACCTTGGCGGCATAGCCGGGGCAATGTGCGACTCCCGCGCCGTAATCCGTTGTAAGGATATCGCGCCCGTTGCGCTGCAGCGTCACTTTCCAGTTGAGCGAAAGCCAAGGCTTGCCGTCTATGTCGGCACGCGTGGCATTGCGCGACTTTGAGAACGGCACGAATTCGGCCTTAATGGTAATGCCGTGGGCCTCAATCGCAGCTTCTAGCGGGTGTTTGCTCATTCCCTTGACTCCTCAGTGTGGCAGCGCGGCGCGCTCTTGTTTCGTTGTTCCGGTTATCTCACAGTGTTATGCATTAGTCAACCGTTTGTTGATTATTGAGTGACGATTTTAGGTGAGCAACTCACCAGTCCGTTATGATGCGGTCGCGATAAATCTTGATTCCAGGTGAGCGAAAATAACTGTAATAAGTGTCTTCCATGTTCATCATGAAATGCCGTGCGATTGCCGGTAAGTCGCTTTCTTCGTGGATTATGTCGCCGTCTCTATCAACCCAAAAAGCTGAACCCATTGCGGCAACCAGATGGGAGAGTGTTGCACAACGACACAATACGCGGCGCGCCTCATCAATGTAAATTCCAAGCGCCTCATTGTGGGCCGCTTCCATCAATTTCTTGAGCTTCTTTTCATTACGTGTGAGATGCTTGTCCATAGTCGTTAATCCCCATAATTTACGCCGCCAACTTGGCAATCTTTGCCCGTGCCGCGTCAAGAGCTTCGCCGATATAATCGTCCGCAACTGAACTCAGATAGTGGTTAGGATTGCGGCCAAACGGGTAATTGCATTCGATACCCCACAGCGCATGGTCATAGTCGCCAGTGAGTTGCACGCCGTCTTTTTCGACAGTCACGGCCACGCCGACATAAAACCATTCATCAGCGCACCATGACCGCAAAACTTCGCGGGCTCGCGCCATATGACGGGCAAGCGTTGATTTGGACTTTGCGCCAATATAGCCGTCATTACTTGGATCAAGAGACGGCCAGAAACCGTCTTGCCGCTTATTGGGCGCGCTGCAATCGTCGTCACGGTAGATTGTGGCTGTAAGGGTGAAACCCTCAATTTCAAGCGATACAGTGTCGCCGTCGCAAACGAAGGAATCGAAGTGTGGAAAGGATTGTTTCGTCATGATCATTAATCCCCAAATGGTTGATTGTTAGCGCGTGCGTTCGCACAGCATTTCATAACCGGCAGCCTGCAGGCGTTCTTTCAGAAAACCGCAATCCGTCGCACTCAAATTATAATCGACGATATCGGACTCGCCGTCTGGCGACACTTGTACAAGGTCATAAGTGCGATCGCGTTCAAGCGGCAGAACGACCGGCAGCATTGCCGCCAAGCCGGCGCCTGCCAGCAATCCAAGAGCGGCAAACCCGCGTGCCGTGCCCGTGATATGTTCCCGAATGGCGGGGTCTATGGTGCGGATAGTTGTCATGGTGATATATCCCCAAATGGTTGAGTTTTAGCGAATGACCGAGGAGCGGCAGCGCGTGTAATGCTCCGCCCAATGAAGCGCCCCTGGAATATCGCTCATGTTCCAGCGTACAAACGTCTCAAGTCCGTCTGCGCCATAGATTTGGCATGCTGGATCAAAGAAGGCTTTGAGCTTGTCGACTGTTGAGATATTGTCGCGCCCGCTTGCCTTAATCAAAGTCCCGAAATGCTTTTTTCGATAACTCCACCATGCGACGTTCCCGCGAAAGGTGAAGGAAAAAGGACCGATTTTCTTACGGGTAGTTTCCATTTGTCTCGTCTCCGTTTCGTTGAGTCTGTTATCTCACAGCGTTACGCAATAGTCAACTGTTTGTTGATTATGGGGGCAGGTTAAATATCATCAAGGAGACCTATTTTCTTTGCCAACTGGCGCGCCCTATAGCGGGCCTGCCGTTCACGGTTCGCCTCTTGTGCTGCAGGCGTCTTGCGATAAGCCTTGGCTGATACGCGGGCGCATTCCACGCAATTGCCGCTCACCACATAGCGCCTATCAGTGTCGCATTCTTCACACGCTATTCCCGTGCCGTAAGTCTTGCGGCCCGCCTTCCTGGCATTGGCTTTGTTTGGGCATGCGGTTGCCATGGTAGTTCCTTTCTTTGTGGTGACTGTGGTGACTGTTTCGAATGTTCTGAGATATAGAGACAAGACGGGGTTATGCGCCTTCTTTGCCTGGTATCGAGCGCGTGCCAAGGCGTTGATATGGGAGCGTGTGGCATGGTCCCATGCGCGGGCTAACTGCCAATTCAAGTCCCCTAGATCGTAGCATACCGCACACCATTTATCGTGCGTCCGCTTCTTATGCTGCAGGCATTGAGAGCATTGCTTGCCGGTATAGAAGGGTAACCCCTTCTTTAGCGCCATAGCTCGATTGGTACCTACGCCGTTCATATGGACAATCCGTTTCGCATATCCTTTTCATACAGTCATAGCGTTAGATAGTCAACCGTTTGTGGACTTATGCGCCGTGGGTAAGCAAACCTTTCTTGTCATACCGAGACCGTCACATGTTACGGGTTTATGCAATTCTTGTCATACCGACCTGAACGTAACATGTGATGGCCTCATTGCGTTAGCTTCACATAGCGTTAGCGCGGGCTTGTCGTCATACCGTTACGTTTGAAAAGATGAGCGTTATCAAGGCGCTACGGGTCCCTCTCGATCGAAATAACGCAGTGCGGAGGGCGCCGAGCCCCGGCTTGCGAGAGTTTTTGGAAAAATTTTGGCCCTGAAATTGGCCCGAAGGGTTCTAAGCGTTACGAAACTGCCGTTTTTCGGAAAAAATCGCTGATTTCGAAAATCTCCTTATCTCAAAACCCCCTCCTTATCTCGTCCTTATCTCACTTTTTTTCTTTTAACATATTGTTTTTATTATATAAGTGACATTTTGAGATAGAGTAGATAAATGAGATAAGGAGTTTTCCGTGTAGGGCGACAAGAATGCTCCACCCAACCAGTGGAAAGGCACCTACCTAAGTGTGCAAAAAATCGGTCTGTTCTGCTGAGCAATAAAACTCCTTATCTCCCTTATCTCCTCTATCTCAAAATGTCACAACTTCAATAATTACAGAAGCTTGCTGAGAAAAAAATGAGATAAGGACGTGTAAGATACCATGGAAGTGAGATAAGGAGACTTTTCAACAAACCAAAATCCACAAACAGTTGACTTCACGGGATTTCTGCCTTACTTATCTCACTGCCTGACCGAAAGAGGTTCGAGATGAGAAAAATGAAGACCCTTAATCACACGTCGGAGCTATCCGAACAGGTTCATAAGATCCGAGAATGGCTGCGCGACAAGGACGTAACTTATTGCGAGCAGGTTTGGGTTGAAGCACTTGGTTGCGACCCAAGCGAATACGACGTGCACGTTGCGCACCGAATGAGCATAGTGCTGTCGACATATTGCGGATGGCTTAAGGGTGGCGACAGAGCACGGATCGATGGTCGTCAACATTGGATGTACTATCCTTCCGGCCATCAAGCATCGGTCATAGAACCGCTTGACATTGGGAATGTGGATCAGAAGCTTGTTCGCGAGTTCCTAAAGTCGCGGCGCCACACCATAACCGCAGCGGCAGTCTTGCAGAACCTTTTTGGCGTCGACCCAAACGGATTGTCGCGGGAGCACGCGAGCCCAATCCGAAAGATTGAGCGGGCATTCACAAAAGGCGGGTGGCAGCCGACCGGTCTTGAACGGAAGGTCGGTAACGTGAATTTCAGAGTTTATGGCCGCACCAACCCTATGGCTCAATTCGAGGACGTGCTTGGGGCTTAGACTGTCGGCACCTTGCGAGGCAAGCAAGGATGTTGCGGCTTCTTCACAACACCTGCTGACCTCGTGATCACCGAGGTACACACTTCAGGTTAGAAGCTCTTGACTGGCGCAATCATCAGGCGCACTTCATTTCAAAATGCTAATAAATGGCTCGGGAGGCGGGACTTTGGCAATAGGGGATTACGGTAAGAGCGCGGGGGACGGTAAACTCGTCGGCATTCAAGGTCTTAGATTTTGCACCGCTCTCCTGGTTCTTGTCTTCCACGCGTCACTTTTCGCCTGGTCGTCGCCGGCCAATCCACATGGACCGTGGGAACCTGTCAATCAATATTGGCTGACGCTGAATGTTGGCAATGTCGGAGTGCTAATTTTCTTCGTGATATCGGGTTACGTTATGTGTCTGACCCGTCATTCTAGCGTCAACACATTCATCACCCTTCGTCTTGCTCGCATTTACCCCGGTTATCTTGTGGCTCTTGTCCTCGGGACCGCAATGATGGTCGGGGGAGGGACTGTGCGACCTGAACAGATTTCTTTCGACCCTTCCATTCTTTTGCTTCCGATGGGCAAATCACACGCCAGTTGGAGCGGCGTTCCGTACTGGACGTTGAATTTTGAGGTCTATTTCTACTTCATCACCGCGTTGATCATGTTGATGCCGCGGCAGTTTTACGGTTGGCTCATGGTTGCGTGGGCGGCAACCCTTCTTTACGTGTACCCGAATTTTCCCGAGCCACCTGATGGTTTGTTCGGGGCCATGGTGTGGCAGTCCCCTTATGGTTTGTATTTCATCGGCGGTGCGCTTCTGGCGCTTGCCAAACAGGGTAGGCACGGCCCGCTGAGCGTGTTCCTGACCTTGGTGGGCGTGGTAACCATACTCGCACAACGGCACCAGTTTCTGTGGCAATTCTTGTTGCTTGTCACGTGCCTTGGGATCACCTATTCGGCTTCGAATATCAGGAACCCGATCGACCGTGTGTCCAAACACATTAATTCGATGGGTAGCTGGTCGTATGGGATATATCTAATCCACTTCCCGATCATTTTTCTGGTCGGAGAAATGACCTCGTCGCTCACTGAGGTTCAACGATTTACGATAATGATTACGGTCAGCCTCACGGGAGGTGTCCTTTTCGGGATAGCCGAAGATTGGCTATATCGTAGAATCGTTCGACCCCGCGTCACTGCTCTCTCCAAGGCGAAGATGTTGCAAACGGATCAAGGACTTCCTGCTCTGGATATGGGCGGCGCCAAGCTTGCGGTTCCAGCGGGCGAATAAGGGTGCCCTGGCTTGCCGCAGTATGAGCACTTCATCACAAACCCTCCACGCATTCGAGAAGCGCATCCATACCCCGAGGGATGACGAGATAGATGGGCGGAACGGACGACAGTCGATAAGGATGACCACCTTCCTTGGGCCAAGCGATCAGCCGGCACCGCTTCAGGTACTGGACGATCGACGTGATGCAGGTCTCACCGAGATATGGAACGAAGATGCGGTGGTTCTCCCACCGATTGCTCCAATCGCGTTCCTCCCGCCACCGGACGCCATCGGTGAAAGCGATATGGAACAGGATTTCACGGCGCCGCGGTGTGAGTTTGACCTTGCCGTCGAGCACGATCTTGTCACGGGGCGGGCGTTTCGGTTTGCGCCGGCCCTCGTAGTAGCATTTGATGGCGATCTGCTGTTTGGTCAACGGCATCACACGTACCTCCGATAAGGCTGCCCTGGCACGTTCACATTCCGAAGCTGCGCCTGGTTCATCGAAGATACCGAACGCTTCCGTGCGCGTGGCAGGTTGGCGAACGTGAAGGTGCTGAAAATGAACTCGTCACATTCGGCGCGGGTGGCAAACGAGATCGGCCATACCGAGAATTTTCGGTAGGCGCGGAAGTCGTCTTCAGGAAAGCGCCCATTGTAATCAGCGCGCTCTTGGATGACCGGGAACCATCTCAATGGGGTTTTTGGTTTTGCGACCATCACACCAATCCCGCTGCCGTGAGCCACTGGCGCCACCCACGTTCGATCGCCCGCTTGCCAGACTGGATCGAGGCGACTTCTCCGTAGCCCTTACCAATCCACTTCATATGGACGGCATGCATGGTGTAGCCGATGGTCCGATCATCACGCTCGACGACCATGCCGATCACCAGCTTGCCGCTGTAGGCGAACCAGGACTCGCCGCGGACACTTGGCTGCTTCTCCCAGCGGAGTTTCATTCGTCCGCTCCCTTCCAGCCCTGCTTCTCGGCAAAGGTAATGCCGTCCGGCGTGATCCCGTAACCCGAGCCACGGATGAAACCCTCATCATCGTGAAACGGCACCTGCTTGGCGAGACCCTTCCGTTTGAGTGCTCGACAGGCGAGCCGCACCCTGTTCTTTTCGCACTGCAGGTTGATCGCGATGTTGTTGAGCGAGGAATAAAACTCGCGCTTCTCGTCCTCGAACAGGTGTTGCAGCACATCGCGCTGGAAGGAACTGAGGCGGATCGGTTTCAGTTCATCCGGAGCGAGTTTCGCCGGGGAGAACATTTGCTTCAGTCCGTAAACGAGCTCGTCCACTGCTCGATGATCGGCATACTCCCGCCAGATGAAGTGTGCGGGATCGCCATTGCGCATATAGCCGTCGATCCCATAGGCATCTCCTGGCTCAAGAGCATTCGGGTCAATCCCTCGGTATCGGCAGAAGGCTTCGGCGGCAAGGCGTTTGATCTGGTTATCATCCATCACACCTCTCCCTCCTGTGCTCGTTCGGCGGCCTGCGCGACTTCCTCCAAAGCGACCTGCTGTTTCAGCAGATGCACGCGGTAGGCGTCCTTGTTCAGCACCGGCATAACGACGAAGCCGATATGGGATTTCGCCAGTTCGTGGGCGATCTCCAATTGGGCGCGAATCTGCGCGACGGTGACGAAGTCGGCACTCATGCTTCACCGCCTTTCCGCGATTTCTTCCATGGTGCATCCCGCTCCCAGTCGCCGGCCATAATGCAGCCATACGGGATCACCTCATCAACGATATCGGCCAGACCGAACTCGTTGATCTGCGCCCGCACTGCCGCTGCGTTTTTGTATGCGCTCGGCAACTCTGAAATATCGGTGATGCCCAGGAAGAAGCGTGCATCGATGTGAGCGGTTTCTTCGGCAAAGATTTCCTCGTCGGTGCGACCCTCCATAAGACGCTTGTGTTGAGTGCGGGAGAAGTTTCGGCCGGCGCCGTGAGGCGAGAACCCGAGTGAATGGGGCGCATCGCGCCCGCGCACAATCAAGATCGGCTCACCCATGTTCAAGGGAATGATGGTTCGATCGCCGGCATCATCAGCCCAATTGAGGAAGGCAGGGGTCGCGCCCTTTGCGTGATAGAAAAATCCATCGCTTTTCCTGAAAACGAAGTTGTGCTCGTTCCAAAATCGATCTTCGATCATCAGAGTGCGGAAGCCGGCCGACTTGACGTTCATACGGTACAGTTTCGCCGCATCGTCATGGATTTGGAAATGGCTGGCTTTGGTCCACCTGCGGATATGTTGTAAGGCGTCCCAATAAAGCTCGCCGTCGCGGCTGTCGGACTTGATCCAGGCGTTCTGTTTCAGGGTCTCAGGTGAGACTTCGCGAGTGTTCTTTTCGGCCACCCGCATGCCTGCTTTGTAGAGCATAGCGCCGGGACCGCGAGAGCCGTGGTGGGTCACCAATGCAACCTTACCGTCCGACTTCATTCGCCCGACATAGGCAAAATGGTTTCCGTCACCTTGTGTGGCAAAATGTGACGAGGCCAACTTTTTCGCCTCCTGAAGAAAGGGGTTGTCGCTGTCAGTGATGCCTCGAAACTCTCCCGCTTTCAGCGCATGGTTGCCGAACTGACGACCGCCTGGTCCGAAGTGGGTAACCTCTTTCACAGCATCGAGAAGCTCTTTCGGATCCGCCGCGGCGTCGAAGATAGTGATTGCCATTGAGCAGCAGATGTCGGCGGAATGCATACCGGGATGGATTTCGGTCGATGATACGATGCCTCCGACAGGAATCGTTCCGAGCGGGCCGGCAGGGCAAGCATCTGGCATAATCGCGCCTGCGATCGTGACCGGCGTGCGCATCACTTCTTGCATAGTGCGTTTTACGGCCAGAACATTCGCCATTTCGGCCTCATTCTCGGACCGGATGTTTTCGTAAATCGGTTTCGAATGGGCGGGGCTCAGGGGCAACGCAGGAGCGGGTTCGCATCTCGCGACCGCTTGCGGAATGGTCAGACCTTCTTCGTTTATCAGACGCAGAGCTTCCGGAAACCACTTTCCAGGCACGGCGCCCGCCGCAATCAAATCTTTTCCAGTAACTGTCATCGCAATCTCCTTTGTGACTGCGATGACCATACCCCAAGCAGTTTACATAATCAACAAACAGTTGATTATAAATCGTCGAAATCGTCTTCCAGAATAATCTCAGGCACATCAGTGGTCTCCCACTTGATCTCGGAATTCATGAATTTACTGAACTCCGCTCGGCACTGCGGCAGGCTCGGAATCACGTAGGTCCAAATCTGCTTCGCGCCGTCCCGGCGCCGCCTGTCCTCGATCTGCGGGCACAGTTCGCGCAGACGCTTGCCGATCATGAATTTCACAAGCTCACTGCCGTCATAACGCTGGTGTCGCATCCAGGCTGAATAGACATTGCGAAAATCGTCTCGGTCGACAACGATCGATTCCGTATTCCAGTCGGCAACGATACCCTTGATGTTCTGGAATTCAAATTCGGGCTCGCCGGATTCGAGCATCGAGAACCACCATTTGTCGAGGTTCTTCAAGCCTTGGATTTTCTGATCGGCCAGCGCGTTGGTATCCGGCACCTTGCGGACCTCGAACTTGCTGAGATCGTAATTCTGTAGGTAGTGGAGCAGGGCTTCCAGACCGCCATTCATCATCTCGCGCTTCATCGCGCCGAAATACTTGTGGTCGTCTTTTCGCTTGTCGGAAACGTCGAGAACAAAATACCGGCCTTCGTCCGCGGTGGCTGGCACCACCCAATCTTCGTTCGACGAGATGAAAAGGCGCAGGTAACTGTCGACCGTAAAGGCGTTGACGCTCTTGGGCTCGATCAGCACCGAGGTGGACGTGATCAGGTATTTCAGCGAACCCTCGGCCTGCTTATTACCGGCCCAAAAACCTTCTTGCACGTGGAGAAGCAGGCACCGTTCCTGATGGGCATTGAACTTGCCGACCATCTGGTCCTGATTTGCTACCGTGACGTGATACCGCTTGATCAGGCCGGCGAAGTAGTCGGCGATCGTATCCTTACCGATCCGCTTTTTGCCGCGGAGCACCATGGCGACACCTGGTTTCTCCCAAGGCTTCTGGATCATGTGGGCGAACCAGCCGAGCGCATAGCGGTAGTGCGTTTCATTGCCGTTACAGATGATCTCGCGCAGGTGGTCCAGCCACATTTGACATGAACCCTTGGGGTCGGGCTCCACATCGAACCCTTTCCAGTGGTTGAAGTAACCGTCCCGCTCCTTGCCAGGAGAGAACACGACACCGTTCGGGTACTGGCGCCGCCCCTTATGCTGCATCCAGGCTTTTGACACAGGCTGCGTGGCCTTCTCACTCGCCACGCGATCATTCTCGTACCAATTATGAAGCTCACCGGGGGTGCCGTAAGAGGTGGTTCCGTCAGAATTTTCGGTGATAATCACGCACTTGCCGCTCAAAAACGTGACGGCGTGCTTTGCGTTCAGGCGCTGGATGCGCTTCGGGACAATGCCGAAGGCGTGCTCGACCTCGGCCTTGCGCAGTCTGATTTCTCGTTTCGACGGCTTGTCGGGGTCGCCGCCGAGCACGTCATCGAATTCGCCGTCGTCGTCCTCATCTTCCTCGGGCCCGAGATCATCAATCTCATCGCCGAGGTCGTCCATTTGCTCGTCAAGCTCGATCTCGCGGACCTGCGCCTGAATGGAGCGCATCGTGCGCTGCCTGCGGTTCGGGCTGTTCTTGAAGCTCTTGTATTTGGCCTTGGTCGTCTCGTCGTCGTGCTTGGATGATTTCGCTGACCACTCGCGAAACACCTCGTAGAATTGCTTGCGGATCGAGAGAGGGTGTCCCTGCGCTTCATGCTGGACAGAGGCCATGACGTTCAGCCATTCCTCGTAGTCGAAATCCTCATTCGGGATCTTCGACAACATCTCGCGCACCTGATCCGGTGTCAGTCCGAGCGGTTCAATGGCATCAGGATTGACCGGTGCGTTCTCGCGTTCCTCGTCATAGTCGATTAGCGAGGCAACGTAATCCGAATCAACGAACGGACCCAAGCCAAGATCGAGGTCGTCCAGGTCGAACGGGCGCTCCCAAACATAGGGTTTGCCGGTGATCGGGTGGATCGATGGCGGCATGGCAACCTGTTTGCCGGTGCCGAAAAGCTCGATCTCCCAATCCCACTTTTTCACGTCCTTCTGCTGCTTCTCATCCCAAACGAGGGATTGGTGTGCAGAGTGAGCCAACTGCTTCGACGGGAACTCACGAGATGTCAGGATGTAGAAATGCCGGCTCGCGCCGCCCGATCCCGAGATCACGGATGGATACGTCGCGTATTCCGGAAACAGGCGCTTTAGTTCTGCAAAGGCTTCTTTCGCCAGTTCCGGCTTGCGGATGTCGACATCGATGACGAGCAGGAAATCGGAACCGACCTTCGACCACTTGCCGAGTCTCACGCCAACGTTTTTACCGGATACGCCGGCCTCGTAGCTGCTGCGCAGTTGGTCCAGCGTCTTTACTGGCTTCGAAGCCCAATCGTTGCCGATCGGCCGCTTGGATTTCGGGTGCAGCCAGTGGATCGCAAAACCTGCTCGCGCAAATGGTTCAATTTCATGGAGCATCTACGGCCCCCAACCCTTCGCGCAGACGGCAGAAGGTGTATCCGTCTGATGGACGGCCAGCGAGTTTCAGTTTCAACATTTCTGACAGTCCGCAGTTAGAGAGAAATCAGGGAGAACTGCGGACGAATCAGGACGGAAGAAAGGGTTCCAGGTCGAGCAGGGTCAGAGGCTCGATGGTCTTGTGTTCCTCGGAACATTCGATGAGCTTGCGTGCCAGACGGACAGAGAGGTTCTTTGCCGCAGCCGGTTTGTCGCCGCTCGGCAGAACCTGATAAATGTGCTGCGGGCTCACGCCGATTGCCTCGGAGAGCTTGTAGATGTCGAGGCGGATGTGCCCGCCATAGATCATGTGGTAATCTGGCAGCTTCTGCACGAGAAGGTCGTAAAGAGGACCGCAGGGTCCGGAATTCCGTCGTTTCTGTTTGGTTTCGGCTGTCATTCCCGTTTCCTGTTCGAACATGTGATTTCCGAAAAGGTACTTTTTGTTGATTTTGAAGTCAATCGCTTGTTGACATAATCAACTTTTTGTGGAAATTGATAATGCATCGTAAGCGGCGAACGCACGATCTTACCATTCAATGTCACCCTGAAAGGAACGAAATGTCTCTCGAAGCGAAGATCGAAGCTCTGACCAGCGCCGTCGTGGCGCTCACCGAAGCGCAGAACGACCATACCGAAAAGCTGAATGCGGTGCTCGCTGCTGGCGGCAAGTCGGCGTCGGCCGGTGAAGGCGAAGACAAGCCCAAGCGCACCCGCGCCAAGAAGGAAGATACGAAGACTGAGACCGGCGCCGAAACGGGCGAGGGCGAAGGTGAGGGCGAAGAAGACACGGCGCCGAAGCTGACCAACGAGACGGTCAAGATGAAGATCGTCGCACCGTGGCTCGGCGAATTCGCCAAGGTTGAAGGCGATCCGGAAACCGACGCCCGCAAGACCAAGATCAAGGGCGCTCTGGCCAAGCTCGTCGGCAAGGAAGGCGCGACGGTCGCTGACGTGCCCGCGAAAGACCTTCAGCGTCTCGTCGATTGGGTCAACAAACAGAAGGAAGCTGACAACGGTTTCGGCAAGGGTCGCCTCACGGCTGTTCCTGGTTCCGACGACGCCGGCTCCGACGACGAAGAAATCTGATCAAGCCTCCCAAGGCGAAAAGTGGTCTCGGCCTTCGGGCCGGGATCATTTCAAAGGACGCTCCACCGATTCCCCCGGTGTTCAGTTTCTCCGCTGAGACGGCCCAGCCTCTACCGTCGAGCGTCCTTTGAAATGATCCGAGGAAAAACTGTGCAGGAAATCTGGAAAGACATCTCTGGTTACGAAGGGCTGTATCAAGTCAGTGATTTCGGCCGTGTCAGAAGCCTCGGTCGTGTTCAGCATATTGAAAGTGCCGTGAAGGGGTCTCACAAACGAGTGAAACCCGTTCGTATTTTGAAGGGCATTCCGGATAAAGACGGTTACCTGCAGGTTAACCTTTTTGATGCAGATGGGATCAGGCACACCCGAAAAATCCACCGTTTAGTGATTTTGCAGTTTTTGGGACCGCCAGAGGACCCATCGCTCATTCCCGACCACAAGAACGGTGTCAGGGACGATAATCGTCTGTCCAATCTCAGATGGTTGACCTGCTCTCAGAATAACCGAAATCGCCATAAATCTAATGCTGCGTCAGGAATTTTCGGAGTTCGTTACAGACCCACTCGAAGGAACCCGTGGCAGGCATACTGTCATGAGAAAGGAAGATTTCGTAGTCTAGGGCACTTTCCGACGAAGGAAATGGCGGCTCAAGCGAGAAAAGCCTTCGAGGGTCATGTGCTATGACCGGACACGCTCGCAATGCGCCTTCCGACGCGAAAAGATGGACTACATGTCCCGGTGCGCTGAACCGGTGCAAGAAGCTCGGTCTCGACAAGGACGACAGGAAGGTCAACCCTGCCGCCGATGAAGGCACAGCCGCTCACCTCATTCGAGAACTGGCGCTCTCAGTTGGTCTCGATGCTCACGATTTCGTCGGAACAGAGGTGAAGGTCAACGGCGTCATCTATCTCTGTGACGATGATATGGCCGATGCGCTGCAGCCGGGGATCGACCGCATCCGCGAATTTCCCGGTGAGATGATCATCGAAAGTCGCGTAGACATCACTCACATTACCGGTCTGAACGATCACGGCGAACCTCAGAAAGGTACGCTCGATTGTGCGGTCATTCCTGCTCCGGATCAGGGCGACGAGGCGGTTCAGTCCGACCTGAAATACGGCAAGGGGATTCCTGTCGAAGCAGTCGGCAACACCCAACAGATCATCTACTTCGATGCACTGTGGGAGCAGATCAAAGATACCCACCCCCACATCAAGCGCGTCCGAATCATCATTGACCAGCCGAGAAATGGTCGCGGTGGCGGGGAGTGGGTGATCTCGATCGACGAGCTTCGCAAGAAGGCTGCCGAGATCCGCGAACGTGCAAAGCTGACGTTCGATCCGAACGCCCCATGCATTCCCTCGAAAGATGGGTGCACCTGGTGCCCCGCCGCCAAGGTGGAAGGTGCCTGTCCTGAATATGAAGCTTGGGCGCTCGAATTCGCTGGTATCGAGTTTGAGAACCTTGACGAGTACGAGGACTTCGGCGTCGAGATTACCTTTCCTGACGTGGAAGGTCTCACGACCGCCCGCAAGAAAGCGATCTACGATCACCTGTCGCTCGCTCGGCAGTTTCTCACCCGCGTGGAAGCTTCGGTCGCTGCCGACGTGCGCACCGGTGATGGTGAGAAGTATGGGCTGAAGATCGTCGCCGGCCGGCGCTCGAACCGCAAGCACGCTGACGAAGAACAGTCGGAAGCCTGGCTCAAGAAGCACGGCTTTAAGGACGACCAGATAATCACCAAAAAGTTGAAAACGCCCGCAATGCTGGACAAGATCGTAGGGAAGGGGAAGTTCCCAAGAGATTTTGTCGTCGGAGGCGAACCAACTCCTTCGATCGTCTCGATCGAGGATGCGCGACCAGCGCTTCTGGTCACCTCAGACTTCGAAAATCTCGATGAGGATTTTGAAGATTTCGACGACTGAATAGCAGTCGTTTCATTGTTCAAACGTAAGAAGGAAATGTTCAAATGGGATTCAAACCATCTTTCAACGCCGAGAAGGGCACCATCAAAGTTATGGTGCGGCTAAGCTACTTCAAAGGGTTCGAGAAAACGAAATCCTTTGAAAGCGGCGCTCTGAAATACAGGACCAATGGTCTTATCGATCCTTCGACCGAAGACGGTAAGGCCAGCATCAAGGTGATCAACGATGCCATTCGTCATCTTTGCTCCACCGAGTGGCCTGGCAAGGAACTGAAGAACCTCAAGGAAGCAATGGGCGACGGTCCGAAAGGCCGCTGGCCGCTGTTCGATGGCGACAAGTATGTCACCGATGACGGTGATGTGCGTGACGGTTACGAGGGCATGCGCTATTTGCGCCTGACCAACGACCGAAAGCCGAAGTACAAAAACCGCCGCGGTGAGGACATTGACATCGAGGACGAAGGTGAAGACCTTTTTCGCTCGGGTTACTACGCGATCGCCTATTTCCACCTTTACGCCATCAAGGCCAAGGACAAGGGCGGCAACGGCATTTTCACCACTCTCGATGCGCTTCAGTACTTCAAGAAGGGCGAGGAATTTGCCGGTGGCGGCATCGACGACGACGAAATTGAAAACCTCGGCGACGATGACGACGATGATGATCTCGGCGGCAAGCCTGCCAAGAAGAAGGCACCTTCTATCGACGATGACGAAGAAATTTGATGTCAGTTTACAGGGCGCTTAACTGCGCCCTGTAAATCCACCATTTGTTGATTTTGGGGTCCTGTGATGACAACAGAGACGCAGATTGCGAAAGAGTTATCGGTGCCCGTTGAAAATGTGTGCACGGTTGGGTCAACCCTTATTTGCGGGAAGGGTAACGACATTGATTTTCTGTGTCTCGTTCCTTCCGACGAGGTTCTCCTTAGAGCGGGTTTTCAACCTGATATCGAAGTTGAATACGAGTCACCCCTGCAGTCATGGCGCCGCGGTAGCATCAATGTAATCGCGGTCAATGACCGTGCCTTTTTCCTTTCAGAAGTCGCCATCGCATACGGCGCGAAAGCGCTTTTCGACTCTCGCTTCGACATGCGGACACGAGAAGACCGAGTAAGGTTCCACAGTGTTGTGAGAGCAGAAGTCCTACAAAGGATTTCTGCTGCGCCTGTCACAGTCGCGAATGACTTCGACGACATCTGATGGCCAGAGAAGTCAGGACAAAAACTGAGCGGCCGATCGCCTTCTTCGACTTGGAATGCTACCGGAATTACTTCTATGTAGCATTCCTGACCGAGGACGGCCGGTCGATCGGTTACGAGCGTAGCGAGCGCGCTGATTTCGATCCGCTGCGCGTGAGGCGCATTCTCAAGAAGTATACTGTGGTCGGCTTCAATAGCCGGGACTACGACATGATGGTTCTGCTGTACGCGCTCAACGGTGCGAGCAATGCGGACCTGAAGGCACTCTCTGACTGGATTATCAAAAAGCGGAAAAAACCGTGGGACTGCGAGCGCGAGTTTGGGATCGTCGTTCCGTCCTACGTGGATCACATCGATCTTTTCGACACTAACCCTTCCGTTGGAACCGGTGCCGATGATGACGACGAGCAGGAGAACGTTTTCGCCTCTGGTAGTGCGAGCCTCAAGACGCTTGCAGGTCGCTTGCACGCGAAGCGCCTCCAAGACCTGCCCGTAGACCCCGATGCCGATCTCACCCACGACGAGATGGACGTACTGAACGACTATTGCCGAAATTCGGACTGCCCCGCGACCGCAAATCTTTACTCACATTGCAAACAGGCGCTCGAACTTCGCGAGTCGATCGGCGAAATCTACGGGATCGATGCCCGCTCTCTGTCTGACGCGCAAACGGGCGAGCGCATGATCAAGATCGGCGTCGAGCGTCTTATCAAAAAGCAGGTTCAGAAAGCCAAGTTCAAGGGCGGCTACAAGTTTCGATACCAGGTTCCCGACTTCATAGAGTTCAAAACGCCGCTGCTACAGAACGTTTTGAAGGTCATTCGAGAGACCGATATCGAGGTCACCGACACAGGCTCTGTGCCGTTCCCCGACGAATTCAAAAAGTTCAAGATCGAGATCGGGCAGTCCACCTACAAGCTCGGTATCGGCGGATTGCATTCGCAGGAAAAATGCCGCGTCGAGGAGTCGGATGACGACTGGCAGCTTGTCGACTTCGACGTAGGCTCTCAGTACCCTTCTATCATCCTGAAGCTCGGCCTTTACCCGAAAGCGGTCGGCCCAAAATTCCAGCCTGTCTACGGCGGCATTAAAGCCGAGCGCATGGCAGACAAGAAGCGTTCGAACGACGCTCGTGATGCCGGCGACCGCGAGAAAGAACTATTCTTCAAGGTTCGGTCGGATGGCCGAAAGGTTGGTCTGAACGGTCCATATGGCAAGCTCGGGAGCCGTTACAGCGTTCTGTTTGCTCCACACCTGATGATTGCTACGACGCTGACCGGTCAGCTAACATTGTTGATGCTGATCGAGCGCGCAGAACTTGCCGGTATCCGGATCGTCTCGGCGAACACTGACGGCGTGGTCATGAAGATACCGCGTCGTCTTTACGAAGGGATGAAGGGCGACCGGCCGGCAGGCGGCTTCCTCAAAGAACTTATCGAGTGGTGGGAAAACACGACAAGTTTCATCCTCGAAGGTGCTGAATACAAGGCGATCTATAACCGCGATGTCAACTTCTACCTGGCGATCAAGCCCGATGGTAAGGCCAAGCGCAAGGGGTACATTGCGAACCACTGGCGGAACAAACTGAAGGAAGACGACCCGCTCCTGGCCGGGATCGAGCTCGAGGGTTTGCGCAAATTCCTGATGAAGGATTCTCCCGAATACAGCCCGTCGTTCGAGCAAATGAAAAAGAACCCGAACATGACGGTGTGCGGAGATGCGATCCTGGCATTTCTGGTTGACGGCATTCCGATCGAGGATTTCATCCGGAATTACCCTGACGTGCGCGGGTTTGTCCGTGTCATCAAGGCCAAGGGCGGCGGCGACTGGAACGGTCAATATCTCGGCAAAACGGTTCGGTTCTATTGGGCGAAGGACGGTGCTCCGATCATGCGCGGCAAGCCGCACGCCAAGACCGGCAACCGAGCCAAGGTTTCGAGGTCAGACGGCTGCCGGCCAATCATGACATTGCCGGACGATCTGTTTGTGCCCGCGGACGTGGATCATGAGCGCTACATCGAAGAAGCCTACGAAATTCTCAGGAACATGGGATGGGGAAAGCGGGAAACAGCGCTCGATCTCTATCTTTCGTCGTTTACAAAATCAACAAATTGTTGAATATGGTGTTATGCGAGTTTTAATCGGCGGTGAATATTCGGGAACGTTACGAGATGCCTTCATAGCCGAAGGTTATGATGCGATGTCCTGCGATCTGTCTCCTACGCAGGTGCCGGGACCACACTATCAGGGCAACTGGTGGGACGTGATGTTCGACGGTTGGGATTTAGCAATTTTCCATCCAACATGCACTTTCATGGCAAATTCCAGTTCAAAACACCTTTTCAACGGAATGGATAAACGGGGCGGTCTGAACATCGACCGTTGGGTGAAAATGGGGCAAGCGGCATGGGATCTATATGACCTGAGAGAACGCTGTCCTGTACGTTACGTGGCTTACGAAAACCCCGTGATGTTGCGATATGCGCAGATCATGAGCGGTGTTGAAAAATTACCATGTCAGACCGTGCAACCGTGGTGGTTCGGTGACGATGAAAATGGTCCCGATAACGAGAAGAAGGCGACATGCTGGTGGACAGAAGGCGGTTTGCCGAAGCTCACGCGAACCGGCACTTTGGATGGAAAAACAGCGAGAGAGAGTGTCCATCGACATGCTCCGACAAGCGATCCGGAAGTTCGTAGAATGGCTAGATCCAAGTTACATCCAGGCCATGCAAAGGCGATCGCAAAACAATGGGGTGGTTATGTCGCGAGCCAACTCGCAAGCCAGTTAGATTTTTCTGACATTCTCGGATAATCAACCATTTGTGGAGTTAACAATGAAATGGGATGAATATTTGCTAGGGTTTGCCGAGCACGCGGCCAAGAAGTCTAAGGACAGCACTCAGGTCGGTGCTGTGCTTGTCGGGCCTAATCGTGAGGTTCGGCTCACGGGCTTCAACGGTCCGCCGATCGGAGTCCACGAGACCGACGAACGCCGCGAGCGACCCACAAAATACCTGTTTGCATCACATGCGGAAGCTAACGTTCTGGCCTTCGCTGCGCGTGCCGGCATTCAGACGGAGGGATGCACGCTCTATGTGACCCATCCACCGTGCGCTGCGTGCACCCGCACCATAATTCAAGCCGGCATCAAATGCGTGGCTATCGGGAGCGGCCTTCTGAGCGCTGCGGGAGGATGGGAAGCAGACATCATCGCCTCGCGGGAAATGTTCTCGGAAGCCGGCGTCAAGGTGAAGACGCTTGGCTGAGATACCACACGTCCAAAACCCTGTGATCGCCTATGCAAAATCGACAGGATGGTTCGTTCGTCGAGTGCAGTGGATCGGGCGAGTAGGTGCGCCTGACGCGGTATTCTCCAAGAAAGGTGCACCGACAATCTGGATCGAGTTCAAGGATGAAGATTCGGACACCACCCTCATGCAGGACCGTGAACATGCCCGGATGCTTCGAGCCGGGATGTTGGTTTTCGTCGTGAGCAACGCCGCTCTCGGCAAAGTTCTGTTGGACCGATATGATCCAGACGCCATTTGAAATCTACAGGCAATCGTTCGTCGCGATACCAGTTGTCCGGAAATTCGAGACGACTGCCGCCCTCGACCTCTATCTTCGCTCGTTTGGCCTGATCGAAACCCCTTCCATTTTGGAAGTAGTTGCCGATATCGGTAAGCCGATATCGGGTTTGCGTCCTGAGTCCATGCTTCGATCGTACCAGCGGTATCTGGCCGACGAGATCGAGCAGCGCGAATACCTTCTTGGCGCGGCCGAGATGAGCTTGGGCAAGACCGGTGCAACGCTGACCGGCGTGCGCCGTCTTTTGCGCAAGAACACGAACTGGCGGTGCCTGGTTGTCGCGCCTCTGAAAGTGGCTGAGGAAACCTGGCCCACGGAAGTCGGCGAGTGGGAGCACCTGCAGGACATGACCTACACCGTGGTCGTCGGTGATGCTGCTCAACGAATTGCCGCTCTGGCCGTCGACGCCGACCTGACGATCATCAATCGTGAGAACCTGCAATGGCTGTGGGAAACGATCGGCGGCGATGCCGGCTGGCGCTGGCAGATCCTTGTCTATGACGAATCCAGTCGACTGAAGGGGTTTACCTTCCGCACGCCAAGCAAAAAGAAAGACCCCAAGACCGGTGAGAAAATCCGCGTCAAACCGAACCTGACGGAGTTCGGTGTGCTCGCGCAAGCCCGCAAAAAGATGGAGCGCGTGATCGAGCTAAGCGGGACGCCATCGCCGAACGGAGTTCATGACCTTGGAGGGCAGGCGTACCTAATGGACCAGGGAGAGCGCCTTGGCATCAACAAGACCCGTTTCGAGAACAAATTCTTCGACAAGAACCCGTTCTCAAAAAAGATAACGCCGAAGGAGGGAGCGAAGGACAAGATCATGGGGCTGATGAAAGACGTGATGATCAGCCTGCGCTCTCAGGATTATATCGATCTGCCGCCGCAGATTTTCAATCCGCGCTTCGTTACGCTGGCGCCGAAGCACATGAAGCAGTACCGCGATTTTGAGAAGACGCTGGTCGCCGAGAGCTACGACGTGGAAGCGGTCTCCCGCGGGGTGCTGACAAACAAACTGCTCCAATTCGCCAATGGCTCACTCTACCGTACCGATGAGGATGTCCACCCGCCCGTGCGCGAGACGATCCATGTGCATGATGCGAAAATCAAAGAGCTTGAGAGCATCGTCGAAGAGTCGGCCGGTCAGAACATGTTGGTGGCATACAGCTTCAAGTTCGACAAAGAGCGGATCCGCAAAAAGTTTCCGAAGGCGGTTTTCTTCGATGAGGAACCGAATTTCGTCAAGAAGTGGAACGCCGGCAAGATCCAGATGGGTGTTTCGCATCCGGCGTCAATGGCGCATGGTCTGAACCTGCAGTACGGTGGCTTCATTCAGGTCTGGTACGGGCTCACCTGGTCGCTCGAATTGTGGGATCAGTTCAATCGGCGACTGGCCCGCCCCGGCCAACCTCATCCTTCTGTTTTCATTCACGTTATCATGGCTAAAAACACTATGGATGAGGTGCAATATGAGACCTTGCGGACGAAAGGTATCACTCAGGACGAGATTATGGATGCAGTTAGAGTTCGATTAAAAGTTTAGGTATTAACTAGTAAATACAACCATTTAGTTGATTGCGGGACTGTTTGTTGACTTTCTCGCGGTAAGCGCTCATTTATCAACCAGTTCTTGATTAATGAGGTCGCAGCGAATGATAGTCATCACTGGTAAGACAAATTCCTCCCAATCTCAGGCGGTGATCCGGCACAAAGATTTTGCCAAACGGCTCGGAATCGCCTGCGAAAACTCACCGCAGGCGCCGGCCGCCCACGGTCGACAAATTTGGCTGAAGAACCAACTCGAAGCGCAATTCAATGAACCCGTTAGCAGAGAAGCGGTGCGTAAGTGGTTTGCCGGCGAGGCCAAGCCAAAACCCAAGATGATGTCTCTCGTGGCCCGTGCTCTCGGTGTTGACGAAGCGTGGCTTGCGATCGGCTCGACGCCCAACATCACAGTCAGCGAAAAGAAGTCGCGCAACATTCTCGCAAGCGGGGCCGCCAACATGGTGGCTGCGCAAATCCAACTGGCCGGTGGGTCCGTCGCTTTTCCTGATGAGGCAGGGGTCGGGATCGACCTGGACACGATCGTGAAGGGCAGGAGAAAGACCGTGGCTGCTCGCCCCGGTGTTGCATCTGGCGCCTTTAGAGTTTCGCTGCCATTGTCGGTCGGTGCCGCGATCATCGTCATACCAACGGACGCACCTACTGTTTACCGCTTCTTCAACGTGCCAGAAACGATCATGAACGATGAAGGTAAGGTTCGCGGCGAGTACACCGAAATCGATTGCGAATTTGCGGCGGATCGGCTTATCATCGGGAACAAAGAGATTCCGGAGATCGTGGACTTCACCAATATCGAAGGCGTAGTCCAGTCCAGCAAAGCAAAACGATGATGTTGGAATCCTGTTGGAAATATCGGAAAGAATTCGAAATTTCCCAATGATTCCAATTGGCCGTGGTTTCCTCCGGGCCCACCATTTTCCTCATATTTTAGACAAAATAGCGAGATTCCAGGCAGCGGATCCCTATTTCATCGATCATTGCCCTCTTCTGGATTTTTTGTTCCATCCAACAAAAATCCGACCAGCCGGTTAGGCTGATCGGATCATCAAGATTAAATTTTCGGCTATCGGGTCAGTTACAAACCCGCATACTCTCCGTATGCCAGCCGCCATCATAAGAATTGGGAACGCGGCGGTCTTCGAACCAGCAGCGCGGCGGGGGCGGCGGTGGCGGTTCGTAGTAGCGGGGGCCGCCGTTGCCGTTGGCGATGGCGCCGCCGATCAGGCCGCCGATGACGCCTGCGGCGAGGCCGCCGGCAATCGCTGCGCCATCATTGTGGCGGCGATGTTCGCGGTAGGGCGGCGGAGGTGGGCCGCCACGGTCATAACCCCGGTCGTAGCGCGGGCGATAGGGATAGTCCTGCGCGGCAGCGGTGCCATAGGATGCAAAAATGCTGCCGGTGGCGACCAGCGCGGCAATGGTGGAAAGAATTATCTTTTTCATCGGGGGCTACTCCATAAGCCTGCTTCGGGAGATAGAGGCTCATTATGCCCGGATGATGGCACGGGACGGGTGAACGGCCTGTGAATATCTCATTTTCAAGCGGTTCATATTTTCCTGATTTCCGACTGCAGGATCGCGGAAGATGCACGCTTTCCGCAATAAAAAAGCCCGGCGGACGGCCGGGCTTCTTGTCGAAATCCTTCGGTCGCGATCAGAACTTCACGCCGAGACCCACTTTAACCGTGTGCTGGTCGACATCGGTGTTGATACCGAAGATGTCCTTGTCGCTATAGTCGTTGTATCGATATTCCAGCCTGCCGAACACGTTGTCGGTGAAGGCATAGTCCAGACCGGCGCCCACGGTATAGCCGTTGAACGTGGTGCTGTCCTTGCCGGCTCCGGGCGTTTCGATGAAGCCGCGTGTCGCGGTCCAGCCAGCGGTGGCATAGAGCAGGGCGTGGTCGAAGGCATAGCCGACGCGGCCGCGAACGGAACCCTGCCAGTCGGTACCGATCTGCACGCCGGCATAGTCATTGTCGTTCCAGTTATAATCGACATCACCTTCGATGCCGAGCACCAGATTATTGTCGAACTGGTAATTGTAACCAACGAAGGCGCCGAGAATGCCGCCATCGAAATTATCCGAGGCGACCGGGCCGCCGGCCGAAAAATCGCCATTTGCCCAGCCCGCGCCGCCTTGAATACCAAGATAGGGGCCAGACCAGGTGAAGACCGGCAGGGTTTCCTGCGCGACCGGAGGTGCTGGCGTTTCGTAGACGGCATCCGCGGCCATTGCGGTGCTGGCCGACAGGGCCAGGAGTGACGTTACGATCAGCGTTTTCAT